CACCACTATGATATAATAAAGACAGTTAAGAGAGGAACACATTATAGGAGGTAAAGAAAGATGATGAAAGTTAAAATGTTTAATGGAGCAGAATTAGAAGTTGGAGAAGAAATCAGATTTGCAGATTTATGGCAGACGGAAGACGGAGATGTAGAAGAACTTCTGGAAAGCGAATGCGTACACGTTGCAAGCGGAGAATATGACGAACCAATCATTGCAGATTTTGAAATCGTAGCAGAAGACGAAGAAAATCCAGTTAAAACACTTGTAAAAATCACAGACATAAGATAAGAGAGGAGCATATTATAGGAGGTAAGAACATGACAACAGGATATGTAAAAGTAAAAGAATGGGTTATTGATAAAATACAAAACACCGCTGAAAGATATAATACATATATTGACATCTATAGCAGAGATGAAAATGGAATGGTCTTATCAGAGAATGGATATATTGTCGTAAAAGTTATTGATGTACTGAAAGAAAGTGAAAAGGCAGTAGAAGTTGTCCTTTCGACTGGAGATGTGGTAGGAAGTTATAAGGGATGGAAAGCATGGATCCCAAAATCAGCAATAGCATAAATAAGGAGAAAAATAATGGAGAAAGTGAGCAGAAACGTAATGATAAACAAAGCCGGGGGAACATCGGGCAAGAATACAAAGAACTACCGTATTTCTATTCCGGTAGGGATGATAAAGGCGCTGGGTGTGACGGAAGACGATAGAAGCGTTGTCCTGGAAGAAAAAGACGGTGTGATCACAATCAGAAAAGGAGGCAAATAAAATGGTAGTAACAAGAACATGGAAAGTATATGGAGTAGAGGGACACAGACAGAGAGAAAGTTTCAGCAAATCGAGAAAATATGATTTTTCAGAAAACGGGGAAACAAGAATTGTAGAAGTTATTAATTCTGATCAGACAGGTACGAATGAATATTCGATAATCAGAATCACGAGAGACACAGCAGAAGAATGCGAAGAAGAGTTTGACGGACAACTTTCTGATGGTGTATTTGAAAATTCAAGGGTTGGATGGTTTGAAGAGATATAAAAGAAAAACAGCACTGATGAACGGCTATTCGTCAAGTGCTGTTTTTGGTAGTTAATGCCTAATTTGTACCATACTTTTACATCATTCTCAAGCATTACTTTCCGATAATTATAATATCGAAAATATGAAGAAAAGTCAATAAAACGCTTGACTAGTGGACACCACTATGATATAATAAAGACAGTTAAGAGAGGAACACATTATAGGAGGTAAAAACAATGATGAATGTAGAAAAAATCTTAGAAACAATTAAAGAAAATGATTATAGTGTGGTAGCAATTCGCCATTGTTGCCCGGATGAAGAATATAAAATTGGTGACATTTGTAGAAATAGCTTTGAGTGGAATGAAGAATATGAGTGTAGTTCATATGACACAGAAGAACCAGAGGAAATGGACGGCGTATGTGGATACGCAATGTTTGAACTGATTGACATTGATGATGCAGAAGAAGCAAAAGAGATAATCGAAAGAGCTATTGAAGAATCATCTATCTACGATGGAAACAACATTGTAATAATCGGTGGGGACTCTTACTCTTACGGGAATGACGAAAACGAAGTAATTGTTGAAGAAGCAGAAGTAATTGAAATTGCATAAAGGGGAAAAAATGAGAGAATGGAACGAAATTTTAAAACAATATGAAATGCTTGGAGTGGAAAGTGTTATTCCGATTGCACATATCAGAATAAGACCAGATGTCAGAGTTTTGGTAGATGCATATGGAAATTTCATTGGAGCAACAGCAACGAAGAACGAAAGATGCTCCATTCCGTGTACGATCAATTCAGAAAGTAGGACATCTGGGATAGCGCCACACCCGATTCACGACAATATGTCATATGTATGCGGAGACTATCCACAATATAAAAAACGTCATGCAGCATATATGGAGCAGTTGAGGGAATATATAGAAAGCGTAGATGATCCAGTAGCGAAGAGCGTATATCAATACTTGAGCAAAAGAACTATACGCTACGATATCAAACCAGTTTCTGAAAAATTAGATACATCAGAGGAAAAACTTATGATAATCTTTTCTGTGTTAACCAAGGAAGAGACACATATGCTTTTTAATTCGAGATATAGGGATGAAGTAGTCTATGCCGGATTAATGGATAGAGGAACTATAAGCACGCAGTGGAGAGATTATTATATTTCTACACTCGAGAAGAATGGTGTTTGCGGGATTACAGGAGAACCAGATTATATACCAGACAAGTACCCTAAGGGGATTCGCAATCCGGCAGATCAAACGAAATTATTTATGGCAACACCGAAGCAATTGGACGGGATGCCAACGATAGCGCCTGGGTACATTGCGTCTCAGAAAATTATTCACACATTACAATTCATGATTTACGAGGGTGATTCTTGGGCATATCAGATTTTAAAGGATCAAGAAGAATTGCCGGAAGAATACAAGAAATGGGTAAATGAATATGAAAGAAAAAAGGCATAGCTAAAAGCTATACCTAGATTCTGAATTTCTTCTTAAATTCTAACATCTTTTAACTCAACGCTCCACCATTGACTGGAACGACACTCACGAAAATCATGGAACCGTGAGAATCAGCAAAGATTGCTGATAGATATATATTAATCTAAAAAAGATAAAAAGTCAATATGGAGAAAATAAAAGAGATAAAGAAATGAACATAGAGCAACCAAACATTGAAAAAATGTGCATTTTGTGGTAAAATATAAGTATCAAAACAGCAAAAAATTAAATAACGGGTACAATGAAATAGCACTTCTGACGGTAAGATGTAATTATCGTAAGAAGTGCTATTTTTGTATGCGGAAAAGGTAGGTGAGTGTATGGCAAATCTAAATAGCATTGCCAAGAAGTTACAGAAAGCAATACTACAAAAAGGATTAGTTATAAAGATGGGGACAAGTCAGTTTTATTCCATAGAGCAAAATAGACTTATCACCATGTACGTCCTATCTACCAGAGTATTAGAGCGAAAGAAAAACGGGGAATGGAAATATTATGATTATGAAATTATCCGAACAGCATCACAGATAGAGATTGTAAATTGTTTAAATGATATATGGAGGGTGGTGAAAGAATGATTGAGACTTATGCGGAAACAATAGAAAACATGATTAAAGAAGAAATGCAGAAGAAACTCAGTGACATGATTACAAAGAATGAAAAGCTGAAAGAAAAGAATGAAAAGCTGAAAGAAAAGAATGAGTATCTGCAAAAAGAGGTAGAAGACGCAAAAGCTGTCGGAGAACGGGCACTGTGCGAAGTGCAGGAACTTATTGCAAAGAATAAGAGACTGGTAGAAGAACACAACAGACAGAATGGAACAATACAGGCACTTAACATTGCACTGGATGTCATTACAGACAGATACAGTAACCTTAGAAAGAGACTGTGTAGAACAGACAAGGGCGGTGAGTAGCATGGACGTACAGTTTTTAAGATGCCATTCTAATACTAAAAAATGTACTAGTGTCAATAATGAAGATAGCAGATCTGAAAAAACGTGGGAATGTAGAGACGGAGATATATATATTGCACCGGCAGAGATACCGAGAGGTGGCACTGTTATACTTGCAAAAGTAGAGAGAGGAAAGAACAGAAAGTGGTCTGTTAGTAAAAAGGCAATAGAGATTAGCGCAGATATGGTAAGAAAGTGTTTTACCAAAGTAGATGAATACGTGGAAGAGGGTGGGTAGATGCCGAAAGGAAAAGAACCTACTCCGAAGCAGAAAGCGTTTGCCGATGAATTCTTAAAGTGTGGGAATCAGACAGAAGCTGCAAAAAGAGCCGGATATAGTGAGAAGACGGCGAGACAAGCCGGAGCGGAGAATATGAAAAAACCTGTCGTTTTGGAATATATACAGAAACGGCAAAAACAAATAGAGGACGCACGTATCGCAGATATCACTGAGATTATGCAGTATCTTACATCTGTCATGCGTGGAGAAGTGAAAGATCAATTCGACTTAGACGCTCCATTATCCGAACGCACAAGGTGTGCACAAGAATTACTCAAGCGCAATATGGACGATAGACGAATGGATATCGAACTTGCCAAATTAGAAGCACAATACAAAGATTCTACACCAGAGGAAGAAAGCACTGATAACTTCTTGGATGCCTTAAATGCAACAGCGAGCGAGGTATGGACGGATGAGTAGTATTGAGAACAGAATACAGAACATCCGGCAAAGCATTATGAAGCATGCAGTTGCTATGAAAGAAAAGGATAAGAAGCAAGGATTTGAGTTCAAGCCTTTTTCTGTTAAGCAGAAGAAAGTACTTACCTGGTGGTGTGAATCCAGTCCTGTAAAGAACAAAGAGGGAATCATAGCTGACGGAGCCATCCGAAGCGGTAAGACACTGTGTATGTCACTGTCTTATGTTTTGTGGGCAATGAGCACATTCGATCAACAGAATTTTGGCATGGCCGGAAAGACTATCGGATCATTCCGGCGTAATGTGCTGTTCTGGTTGAAACTAATGTTAAAAAGCCGTGGATATACGGTGGTAGACCATCGGTCGGACAACCTTATTGTGGTAAGCAAAGGAAATGTGCAGAACTTCTTCTATATATTCGGTGGTAAAGATGAACGTTCTCAGGACTTGATACAGGGAATCACACTTGCCGGAATGTTTTTTGACGAAGTGGCGTTGATGCCGGAATCGTTTGTTAACCAGGCAACAGGCCGTTGCTCCGTGACAGGATCTAAATACTGGTTCAACTGCAACCCGGACGGACCTCGACACTGGTTCAAAGTCAATTGGATTGATAAGTGCGATCAGAAGAATATCTTGTATCTGCATTTTACAATGGATGATAATCTGTCTCTGTCTGAAGCAATTAAGAAGAGATATCGAAGTATGTATGTAGGTGTGTTCTTCAAGCGCTATATCTTGGGACTGTGGTGTGTGGCTGAGGGACTTGTCTATCAGATGTTTGACGAATCGAAGCACGTAGCACACGAACACATGACAGAAGCGAAAGAATACATCGTATCTATTGACTACGGTACAGTCAATCCGTTCTCTGCCGGACTGTGGGCGTTCAACGGACGCACGGCACAGAGAGAAGCAGAAGTGTATTATAACAGCCGTGAGACCGGGAAGAGAGTGGATGATGAAGCATATTATAAGATGCTGAAAGAGCTGATAGGTGATAGAAAGGTGTATTGCATCATAATAGACCCGTCCGCTGCATCGTTCATCGAAGTCATTAAGAAATACGGAGAATATACAGTAAAGAAAGCAGATAATGATGTGCTTGACGGTATCCGTGTGGTTACAACCATGCTAAACAAAGGCATGCTTAAGATATACGAAGACTGTAAAGACTGTATCAACGAATTTGGTATGTACCGATGGGACGAAGAAAAGAGCGAGGATGCAGTTATTAAAGAAAATGACCACGCTATGGATGATACAAGATATTTCTGCTACACATTCTTAAGAAGACGCTTAAGATGGCAATATTAATGGAGTGAAACAATGAGACTGATAGAAAAGATTAAGGCGGTATGGAATAAAATGGTTAAAGTAAATGACGCTAAAAACATATTCGGAATTGAAACAGGGCGGTCTTCTGATATGGATACCGCCCTGTCACTGTATAAAAGCATGAGATCTGGTGTGCCAAAGTGGTGTACCAGTGGGAAGATAAAGCCAACAAGGTTTTCAAACGTGATTTGTCGTGAGATAGCGAACCTCACACTGTTTAATACGGATATCAAGATTACAGGGAATAATGAACTGCAAAAGAGATTTGACAGAGTAATGAACACCTTACAGGAGAAACAAGAGGAAAGCTGTGCGACTTGTGGGATGATGGTCAAGAGCAACGGTGATGATGTGGAATTTTTAGACCCGGATTACTTTCTGATTACAGACACCAACACGGACGGGGATGCGTTAGCAGCTATCTTTTTCTCATTCCTTAAGAAAAACGACAAATACTACACAAAAGCAGAGTATCACAGATTCGAAGACGTTGGACTGGAACGTGTATATCATATATCAAGTAAGGCTTTCAAATCGGACAACAAAAATATGATCGGTACAGAGATCACACTTGACAGGGTGGATGAGTGGAAAGATATTGAGCCGGAAGTGTACGTGCATGGGTTAGAATATCCACTGTTTGTGTATTGGCGTAATCCTTATGCAAATGCGATTGACAAGGAATCTCCACTGACTGTTCCGGCATTTTCAGAATGCATCGAAGAATTGAGATGGTTGGATATTGCCCTTAGCAAGATGGGAGACGAACAAGAAGACAGTCAGCACATGACATTTGTGTCACAGTCTGCTATACAATTCGCAAACGCACAGGGGATTGAGCTACCAAGATTTGTGAGCGGATTGGAGCAAGGGATAAATGAAGACAATACCATTCATGAACATGTGCCTACTCTACTTGTAACAGACAGAGTAAGTGCTATTAACTTCTACCTATCCATCATCGGATATAAATGCGGATTCTCAAATGGATATTTCTCTTTCGATCAGAACCAAGGCATACAGACAGCAACACAGGTAGAATCTGACGATAGACGGACACTGCATACCATCCAGGCATTCCGAAACATTCTGGACGGTAAGAACCATGATGGAGTACTGCACAGAATCATTTATATCCTGTATGCAGTCGGCACAGCAAACGGAACTATCCCGGCAACGAACTACCAAACTGCATGTGATTTTGAAGACCTTGTATACAACTTAGAAGATGATCGTGCACGGTGGTGGAACTATGTGGTACAGGGCAAGGTTCCGGCATGGATGTATTTTGTGAAATTCGAGGGAATGACCGAAAGCGAAGCGAAAGCAATGATTGAAGAAGCACAGGAACAGAATAAGCCGGACAGTGGATTGTACGAAGAATAGGAAAGAGGTGAACCAAAATGGAATATCTTATCATAGACCCGTCAACAAGAAAAATTGCAGTCCCCAAAAGCGAACAGCTTTTTGGAGTGTACGGAGAGGGCAATATTGAAAGAAAGTATTTCAAATGCCCTAAGATCGTAGGAGATAATGTCGACTTGTCTGACTGTTACATTTTCGTAAATTACTATACTGCAAAAGGATTGCCGGGGAAATATACAGCAAAAGATGTGAAGGTAGACGGGGAGAATATCACTTTTTCATGGGAACTAAAACAGCACATCTTTGACGCAAACGAGGATACATCTATATATTTTGCGGTAGAAGCGAAAAACAAAGATAAAGTAGAAGTGTTCAGAACCCGTCCAGCTACCGGAAAGGCCAAAGAGACGATAGACACGGATAAAGAGATCGAAGAGACTCACGCCGATGTCATTCTCGACCTTATATCCAGAGTAAACACATTGGAGAAAGAGCCTATCTCTGAAGAACAGATAGAGAAATCTGTAAAAAGCTATCTGGAAAAGAATCCTATAGAAGAGACGGATCCAACGGTACCAGCATGGGCAAAAGCGGAAGAAAAGCCTACTTATACCGCAGAAGAAGTCGGAGCACTTCCGAGTACGACCGTGATTCCATCGAAACTTTCAGAATTGACAGCGGACGATGAACACGAAACTGTGACAAAGGAAGAGAAACAAGCTTGGAACGCAAAGAGTGACTTTTCAGGAGAATATCGAGATTTACGTGGAAAACCAGAACTTGCGGAATGGGCGCTACAAAGAGAGAAGCCGACATATACAGCAAGCGAAGTCGGAGCACTGCCGGACACAACGGAAATCCCGAAAAATCTGTCCGATTTACAGGATGATGCAGAACATCGTACCGTTGCAGACACAGAGAAACAGAGTTGGAACAACAAGAGTGATTTTTCCGGCAACTATGAAGACTTACAAGGAAAGCCAACAATCCCCACAGTACCAACCACTCTTCCAAACCCACAAGCTTTAACAATCACGTATGGCGGTAAAGCACACATCTACGATGGAAGTGAAGCCCTTGCAATCACAATCGAGACAGGTGGTATAGAGCGTATCGAAAAACTTGCTACAGACACCACAGTAACCTTAGAGCCTAACAAGCTCTATGTATTCCCAGAGATGGAGTCGCTTACTTACACCATCGGAGAGGGCACAGGTGAGGTACATTTCATTTTTAAATCTGGTGCAACGGCAACAAGAGTAGTACATCCAGCCGGTGTAAATATCGGTAACTTTTCGGTCGAGAGCAACAAGGTATATGAGGTATCAATCTTAGAGGGCTTGCTGACGAGCCAGAATTGGAGTGTGAGCTGATATGTTAAGACGGAGAACATTAGGAAGTAAGGAAGAAGAAACAAGCGAATGGCTCTATGAAGCTTACCTAACCGATACTGGAGAATGGTACGGCAAGCGGTGTCCGGCTATTGTATTCGATGTGAAACAAGGAGAACGGTATTATATCGAATGGAGCAATGTAAGAACGGTGGATAAATACATCTATGATATGCGTAGATGCGGTGGAATGTACTTGTTATATGAACCAAATCAGCTTGCAGAATCTGGAAGCATCGAGATTGTTATCCCATCAGACGGAACACTATATGTTGGTGTTGGAAGCAACGCTAATGTAGCGCATGGAGGTTTTGTCGCCGCTTGCTTTGATGGAGATTATATAAAAATAAAGAAAGCGAGGTGATTAAAAAATGTATGCAAAATTACAAAACGGATTCTTGCGCAGTGCACCCAAAACGATTGTGCTTGATGGCAAGACTATCAACAATCCATTGCCGGAAGAACTGGAACAGTTAGGATATAAACAGGTGGTGTACACAGATACGCCTATTGAGGTAACAGAGGGCAAGCACTGGGAATCCAGTTGGGAAGAGGAAGAGAATGCGATTAGGCAGGTGTGGAAACTTGTGGATGACCCAGTTTATCCAGAGCCAGACTTAAGTGCAGAAGAAGCACTCAATATCATAATGGGGGTGGTACAGTGACAAGAGAACAAGCAGAGCAGTTGCGGAAGTTGTTGGAAAACCAAACCGCCAACATGACCGATGAACAGATATTGAAGTATCCAGACTTTGTGGAGAAATGGCAGCCTGGCAAGGAATATGTAGTTGGCAAGCGGTTGGAATACAATGGTACTATCTACAAGGTATTACAAGCCCATACAAGCCAAGATACATGGACACCGCCGGATGCGCCGTCCTTATTCGCTAAGGTGCTTATTCCAGATAGTAGTACAGTGCCAGAATGGGAACAGCCAGACAGCACCAACCCTTACGCCAAAGGAGACAAGGTAACACACAATGGCAAGACATGGATTAGCACGGCAGACGGGAATGTCTGGGAACCGGGTGTGTATGGATGGGAAGAGGTATAAGGGGACACGCCAATCCGAAAGATAAATGATAATGTCTGTAAAGGAGGACTAAAAAATGGAACAGATTATTAGTTATGTAAAGCCGGAGTTAATGGTGGTTTCTTTTGCCTTGTATTTTCTTGGGAAATGGATGAAAAATTCAAAGAGAATTAAGGATAAAGACATTCCACTCTCTCTCGGAGGTATTGGAATTATTATTTGCGGAATGTATGTAACAGCAACTTGCGATTTGGACAGCATGAAAAACGTTTTTATGGCACTGTTCACGTCTATAGTACAAGGCATCATGGTAGCCGGACTGAGTACATACGTTAATCAGATTATTAAGCAGATTGGAAAGGACGAATAAAGATGGCAACAAGTACGATTAATATTATTGTGATTTGTGTGTTTTTCTTAATTCTTCTTGCATGGCCAGATGGAAAGGGTAAGTAATGCTTACGCCGGAATATCTCTTTCATGTGACCGAGGGAGCCGAAAAGATAACGTCAGACATGCATAAGAACATTATGGACATGATCGTTGAGCGTATAATGGTACGCATAGGTCGTGGAGAAGACTATATGCTTACAGCTACGGACAGGTGGCAGATACAGGTGTTACAGGAATCCGGCTACTTATTGGAAGACATACAAAAAGAGATTGCTGACAAAACGAAGAAGCAAGAGAACGAGCTGAAAAGCGCATTTGAAGAAGCCGGAATAAAAGCTATCGAGAGAGACGATGCGATATATAGGGCGGTAGGACTATCACCTACGCCCTTATTGCAATCTCCGGCATTGCTCAGAATACTGGAAAGAGATTATAACGCTACGTGTGGAGAATGGAGAAACCTTACACGAACAACGGCAGATGAAGCACAGAAGCTGTTTCTGAAAGAGGTGGACAATGCTTACCGCATGGCATCAAGTGGTGCCATATCATATACACAGGCCGTCAGAAATGCTGTTGACAGTATGATAAAGCAAGGTGTTAAAGTATCCTATCCGTCCGGTAGAGAAATGAGCATTGAATCAGCCACAATGATGACTGTCCGCACAGGGATAAGCCAGTGTGCCGGAGCAATCGCACTAAAACGAATGGAAGAATTGGAATGGGATACTATCTTAGTATCGGCACATGTGGGCGCACGAATTGGTGATGGTGGCAACAACCAAACGAACCACTTTTGGTGGCAAGGAAAATTCTATTCCAGGACAGGCAAAGACAAGAGGTTCCCGGACTTCCGAACATCAACAGGCTACGGAACAGTGACGGGTCTGTGTGGCGTGAATTGCCGACACTCTTTCGGGTCCGGTGACGGTGAAAACAATCCGTATGCAGATATTAACCTGTCGAGTGAAGACAATATCAAGGCGGAAGAGCGTGCAAAAAAGCAACGGCTTATGGAAAGACGCATTCGCAACAGCAAGAGAGAGATTCAGAATTTGCAGACTGCTATAGATGCAAGCGGAGATGATAAGCTTAAATTCGAATTGCAACAGATGTATGACCGAAAATCAGCGGTGCTGAGACGGCAGAACAAGCATTATCGTGATTACTGTAAAGAAAATGGCCTTAAAGAATATTCGGAACGGCTACGGGTAGCACAGTGGGATAGGTCACAAGCTGTGAGATCAGCAAAAGCAGCACAGAGATATATCAATTCAAAGGAAAAGTGAATATGGAACTAATAACACAGATACTTGCTATATGCGGTGCTATATCTGTTATCGGGGGCGCTGTTGCGGTGCTTTCCGGGTGGTACAAATCATGGAAAGCACCAAAAGAAAAACAGGACAACCGTATAGAACAGATTGAAAAGCGAATAACGAACATTGAAACATCTATCACAGGGATTAATCAGAAACTTGATAACGATTATAAAAACATAAGGAATACGAGGGATGATATGAATCTATTAATGAGAAGTATGTTTAATTTGATCGAGAACAAAATCACAGGGAATAACATTGAGGGTTTAAAAAAAACTCGGGAAGAGCTTGTAAATGCTATGACGGACAAAAAACCAAAGGAATTATGAAAATATACTCTTTTACACGACCAGAACTTGACTATTTTGAGTTAGAATGCAACTTTACATCGGATGAATTGAAACTGTTTCGGCTACGTGCTAAAGCTATGCCTTTAGAGGATTGTGCGGAAGAAATGAATGTGAGTGTGTCTACGGTCAAGAGATTGAGTAGAAGAGTAAATGATAAGATCGAAAGGGTGGTATAGGAATGAACTTCGGAGAAGCCATAAAATACATGAAAAATGGAAAGAAAGTTACACGTAATGTATGGAAAGAAAACTTTTTTAATGGGAGAAAACAGTTTATTTTTATTGGAAAAAACAAAGGTTTAACAACGAATACGTTTCTTGCAATTCTACCAGAAGAAGAATGTTTTTCGGACTGCATTATGGGTTATACGCGAAAAGGAAACTTTCAGCCAAACTGGACACCAACACAAGAAGATATGCTTGCGGAGGATTGGGAAATGTATCCGGCAGAGGAAACGGTAGTCGATGAAACGCCGAACATTACGGCAGATGAAATGATTGATCTCAAAAACCGTATTGGGTGGAATATTAAATTTTATTCTACAGGGGAAACAATTATTTCTGAGCACATGGACTATCAAAAACGCTTAACCGGGGCAGAAAGTACATATACACTGTCGTTTGCTGTCCCTAAAAAAAGTCTTGATGGTTTGTCAATGACAAATAAATGCCAAAATGTTATTGTTTCTGGACTTTTATTTAAAGTATATGCTTCTAGGAATATTGAAGACGATAGCCTTTGGCTCGTGACGGAAAGTGCCTTATCTGAAAAAGAATTTCACACAATTATAAGATTGGAGAGGTGATTGTATGATACCTAAGATTTTTAAAATAAGTGGATATCTCATAGACCCGACAGGCAGACTTGAACCACGCCACATTAAGGCAAAAATGCTTTACGGCTGTGGATTTCCACTTGTAGGACAGCACATTCATGTACAGAAAGCAGAGATTAAGAAGTTGGATGAAAAGCATCCACTTATGAAAGAGAACTGTGATTTGGCAGAATGTGAGAAGTATTTCAATGACGAACCGCCGACAGTGAGCAATAGAAAAGTTGAACCGGGACAAGTGTACAGGCACTTTAAGGGCGAGACAGTAAAAGTCCTGTATATTGCACAGGATAGCGAAATGCCGGGACAGTTCAAGGTAGTTTACGAATGTTCTAATGGTGTGTGGTGCAGACCTTACGGAATGTTCGTAAGCAAAGTAGACAGGAAGAAATACCCGGATGTGAAGCAGAAGTATAGATTTGAGTTAGTAGAGGAATAATTATGATTTTTAAAGAAGCGTTTGAATTAATGAAACAGGGTGCGAAAGTAAAATTGCCTGGATGGAATGGTTACTGGTGTTGGGATGACGAAAAACAGACGATTATGATTCATTGCAGACCAAAGGATTCCGACAAAGGACAGGGAGAAATTCTTGATATCCGTGAAACGCAGAGAGTAGAATATACTTTCATGCACACGCAGAGAGATGACTGGATGATTGCTAATGAAGAGAATTGCGGTGTCCTCGGTGGTCAGTCAACATTTGGATTTGGAGATGCTATCCGTTATCTAAAAAGAGGACTTAAGGTGACACGTAAAGGATGGAATGGCAAGGGGATGTTCTTGTTTGTCGCAGATGAAATCCATTTCTTTACGAAAACAGAACTAAAAAAGAAAAATGATGAACCTTACGATATGCTCCCGTCAATTACTATGAAAACAGCAGATAATAAATGCGTTGTCGGATGGGTTCCGTCTCAGACAGATATGCTTGCAGAAGATTGGATGTTTGTGGAATGATACCAAAAGCAATTGCACATATCGAAGCAACAGGGCAGAAGAATAAGTGATACTTTTTAGAGACTTTAACGAACTGTTAAGGTCTCTTTTTTATGCGTAAAATGAAAGCATAGAGAACAACAAATACTAATTTACAGGAGGTATGAGTATGAATCCATATATGTCATATACACCGTACATGCCACAGGATGCTTATATGCAAGATCAGATGGCATTACGGCAACGGATAGACAACTTATCACAGGCTCAACAGCAATACAAGGCACAGGCACAGCCGAATGTGAACTGGATACAGGTAGCCGGAATTGACGGGGCAAGGAATCAGATTGTACAGCCGGGAACAACGGCTTGGATGATGGATAACAATGCGCCATACTTTTATGTTAAATCTGTTGACGGTGTGGGAAGTGTTACGTTTAAAGCTTTTGAATTCCATGAGGTACAGGCGAACAATCCACAACCTGTAGTGGAAAACATGGACTCTAAGTACGTAACAAGAGAAGAATTCAACAAATTACTGGACACATTGAAACCTCAGCCGGAAGAACAGAAAGGGGAGCTGACACATGAGTAATCCGTTAATGGGAATGATGGGTGGTATGCCGGGTGGCAACAGTCCATTCGGAATGATTCAAAAAATGATGGGGATGATGCAAAATACGCAGAACCCCGGAGCAATGTTGCAGAATATGGCGCAGAGCAACCCGAACATTAAAAAGGCTATGGATATGTGCCAAGGAAGAAACCCGAAAGATGTATTTATGGAGATGTGCCAGCGAAATGGCATGAATCCAAACGACATTGTTAATAAAATCAAGTGATATCCGGACGGAGTGCACACGTCTTGATAAATAAAAGAAAAGGAGAACCAACATGAACGAGGGATTAAACACACTTAGTGCTGCCGATGTAGCAGCAGTCACAAGAAACAACGATGGAAATATGTGGGGTGACGGTGGATGGTTCTGGATTATCATTCTTGCTTTCCTGTTTTGCGGTAACGGATGGGGAAACAACAACGGAACACATGACGCTTTTGTTTCTGACGAATTCGTGAAAAGAGATATCTTTAACACAAATCAGAATGTGTCCAACACAGCTTGCGAGACACAGAGAGACGTATTAGAGAACCGCTATACCACACAGCTTGGCTTGCAGAACTTACAGGCTCAGCAGGCTCAGTGTTGCTGCAACACACAGAAAGAGATCTTACAGAGTAGATATGATGCAGCATTACAGGCACAGAACATGCAGGCACAGATGGCACAGTGTTGCTGTGATATCAAAGAAAGCATCTTAGCAGATGGACAGGCTACACGCCAGTTAATCCAGGATAACACTATTCAGAACTTGAGAGACAAGCTCGCTGATCGTGACAGAGATTTGCAGACAGCATACTGGCAGATTTCACAGGTTTCACAGACCAATAACATTATTGATGCGGTGAGACCGACACCAAAACCGGCTTATATGTCTTGCAGTCCATACTTTGCGTATAACGCATTCGGTAATGGTTGCTGTGCAAGTGGGAATGTGATGTAAGTGAACGATATATCACTACTTGACTTTCTGACAGTGTACGGAGTTGCTTTGCAGATAGCGAATTTTAACAGCGATCTATCACAGGCGAGTAATTCTGACATCGAAAAACACTTGCATGAGCAAGACAGTAAGTACTTTTTGAAAATAATTGAAAACCAAAACAAAATCATAAGCATGTTGGAAGAATCCATATCTACGAAAAAGTAGTCTTGCGAAGATCAAAGAGAGTAGGCATGCGCTTGCTCTCTTTTTTAAGAAAGGAGAAAAAATATGTTAAATTCTATTGCTAAAAATGCTCAGACAGTAGCAACAAATCAGAATGTATTATTTACAGAAACAAGAGTGAAAAGCCGTAGATGTGCTTGTAACACAGGGTGGCTTGCACATGACAACGGCAGTGGGCTTTTTGAAATCACAAACCGTGGGAATCTGCCGATGGCGGTCGAAGTCGAGTTTAACGGAAACGTTACGGCATCTGCAATAGGCGCAGTAGCGTTATCTATCAAGCAGAACGGCGAACCGATTTCCGGTACAGAAATGGACTATACAGTAGCAACAGCAAATGTGTATCAGAATGTCGGTGCAACTACATTGATTGCAGTTCCGGCCGGAAGTAGCGTCACTATATCGGTTGGAAACGTTGGCACCGTTGACACATTGGTTAAGGATGCGAATATCATCATTAAAAAGCTCTCATAGAAAAGGGGTGAGTTTCTATGATTGATTTTAAAAGCAACCTAGATGTCAAAACTCCGAAAGAAATCTTTGCCGAAATCAACGAACGGTTTATCGGAGCTGTTATGATGCACGGACAGTTTGCGGACTACTTCGATTTCCTTGGCTTAAAAGGCTTTAAGCGGATGCATGAGTACCAGCACATTTCGGAAAGCTTGGAACGTAGGAAAGTGTGCCGATATTTTATAAACCATCACAATCAGCTTATTGATGATGTATTTGATGGAAAAGTGAATGTTATCCCGGATGCGTGGAGAACGGCCAAACGGTTAAGCGTTGGGAAAAGCACAAAGCAGAAAGCCGTAGAAGATGGCTTTGTCGAGTATCACAATTGGGAATCCGAAACAAAGGAAGTGTACGAACAGTACGCACACACGCTAAGAGAAAACGGTCATGTGGCTGATGCTATGTTCGTGGAATGTTTGGTAGAGGATGTAAGCGAAGAATTAAAAACTGTAGAATGTATTATTAACGACCTCATATCTACCGGATACGACATGGTATACATCACAGAAATTCAATCGGAGATTCACGACAAATACAAAAAGAAAATGAAAGGAATCGAGGTGTGATAAATGAGTGAGATCAAAAAGATTTTGGAAGAACAGCTTGAACGTGAGAAAGCATCTGCAAAGAAAGACTTAAATATGTCTAACTTACAGGCAATGTACATGATTACATCTACATTGTGCAATATGAAATCTTTGGAATGTGAAAGCGTACCGGGGATGATTGCGGATGCATCGGAAAACCTTATCAAGAAATACAGTAACGGAAAGTACGATAAAAACATTGATGCGCTATACGACCAGTACATTATGGCGAAAGAGATGTATCAACAGAACGGAGATCAAGCGCACAGAGACAAACTGATGGAAAGTGTCGGGAAACTTATGGTAGAAGTGTACGACATGCTTTCCTCTATGGTGATGGATTCAGATTTTGCAGAAGAACGGAAAGAGATTCAAAGGCAAATCAAGAAGCTTGCGGAAATGTAAAAACATGGGTACGGAGTACTATATATATTAATGTTACGATATATACGGTGAATCACATAGGACATTTTCTTTTCTTACTTGATACACCTCCTTTCATTAAAGCCTAATAGCGGAATGCTGATTAAAGGGCAGTCAAACGCCCGTTAGGCTTTCCCCTAAGGTTGCGGACTTAGGGAACTGTCATCTTATGTTACCTCCTAAATATATAATATGATAAATTTTCATCCGCAAAGGATAGTGTACAGTATGGTACATGGATTCATATCCGGCTATCCTTTTTCTGTATAGAGTTAGTTGCGGAACAATATGCAGATTGACCGTCAAATAGCCGTAACAGTGGTTGGAACTGTATAGAGGGAACACTTACACCAACCACTAACGGGATATAGTTCAATGGTAGAACAAAAGTCACAATCATCTCTTTGAAAAAAAGACTTATGTCCACGGTTCGATTCCGTGTATCCCGATTACCCCGACAGAGGTTCATCTGTCTGAATCCCTACCGCAGACGAAGCGGTTAATAAGAGACGTTGAGGAGGATATGCAACATGAAAAATATTATTCAGATTATCAAGGATGCTGGTCTTGAAATTACAGATGAGCAGAAAAAGACAATCGAAGATGCAGTGAAAGAGAATTACAAGAGTGTATCTGACTATGATAAGCAGACACGAAAAGTAGAAACTCTGACACAGGAACGTGACAACTTTAAAACACAGTATGAAACAGCGAAAGAGACTTTGGACGGGTTCGAGGGAAAAGACTTCGATGCGATCACAAGAGAACGTGATGAGTGGAAGACGAAAGCTGAGAATGCAGAAAAAGAATGGAAAGACAAGTTTGAAGCCAGTGAAAAAGAGTACAACCAGAAGATTGAAGAAAGAGACTTCAACGATGTTCTGACAAAGGCTCTTGCGGGCGAGAAATTTAGCTCTGATTTTGCCAAAACAGGAATTATCAACATGATTAAAGACAAGGGTCTGAAACGTGAGGGCGAAAAGATTCTTGGTCTTGATGATTACATGAAAGAGCTGAAAGAATCTCAGAAAGACGCTTTCGTGACGGATGGTAAGACACCACCTGTATTTACGACACCTACAGAAAAAGGTGGAAGTGAACCGAAAGCAGAGCCGTTTGTTCCTGGAACTGTTTGGTAAAACCATACTGTGAACCGACTATCAATAGAAGATAGCCGTTGACCTTAAAGAATTAAAGGAGAACAAAAATGGCAGAAACAACAAGAATTACATCGTTAAATATGTTACTTGACCCAACTGGAAAAATGCTTCTTGCAGAAGAGTACGGAAAGGTCATTGAAAACGTCCAGAAAAACACTATTTCTGGAAAAATGAAAAATACCGAGCTTTCCGGTGATCCGTCAGCCGGAACCGTAGAAGCAAAAAGATTTGCAAATGCGACATCTAAGAATTATGGAACTGCCAGAGGTGCAGCTAAGGGTGATGGAGTAAAAGGAAAGCCTGTTACAATTCCGATTAACGTTGATAAGGAAATCGTAGAAGAGGTTGAACAGAAAGACGTATCTCTTCTCGGAGTAGAGGGACTTATCGCAAAAAGAACAGCGAACCATGCACTTAGAATGATCGCAGAACTCGACACTGAGTTCTTCAAAGTTGCCGGAACAGATGCGACAGAAGTTGATTTGACAGGTATCACAGCTATTGAGGAACAGGCTGAAACCATGATTCAGCAGTGCGAAACTACCAAGAATGAATATGTGGACGGAGTACCACGTTCTATGATGAACATGATCTGCACACCAAAGTTCTATGGAAAAATCCGCACATATCTGGACAAGGTTACAGTGCCGGGCGTTGGCGTAGCCGACGAAGAGTTTTACGCTTATCATGGCGTAAAAACATTCTCATGCGTGCACATGCCGACAGACGTTGACGTGATCGTGATGGTGGATGGAGCTATCGCACAGCCTGTTAAATCCACACCATACAGTGCTGAGAAGATTCCTCTTTCAGAAGCATATGGCATTGAACTCTTTTACCATTACGGAACAAAATCTGTAATGCCAGACCTTATCTTCAAGAACAAGAAAGGTGAGTAAGCATGAGACGGTTTGAAGACTTGGAAACAGGAAGAATCTTATCAACCGAGCATGAAACGAGTGCTCAGTTGATGGAAAACAATCCACAAAAATATAAAGAAGTCAGTGACGTAAAGCCAAAGACGAGATCGAATCCAAGAAAGTAGGAAAATTAGGTGAAACACTATGGCGTACACAGATTATAAGTTTTATACAAAAAAATTTTTCGGAAAAACAATTCCAGAAAGCGAATTTCGTGAATATGTAGAACGAGCCAGTGACTGCGTAGACAACTACACGATGGATCGTCTTGTCGATGGACTTCCAGAAAATGAGCGAGCAGAAACAAAAGTTCAAAAAGCTGTATGTGCAGTAGCTGATGAAATGTATAAGATAGATCAAGCTAAAAAAGCTTCTATGGATGCCATAGGAACCATACAGAGAGAAGATGGGACGGTCGTAAATAAGACCGTCTCTTCTGTTTCTTCTGGAAATGAAAGCATATCTTACGCTAACGGGAACAGCCAGAGCAATCGGTATACCGTAGCAGCTACCAATGTGCAAGAAGAGAAAAGAATACTTCTCGAAGCAGCGGTTAGCTATCTTTTTAACGTTACCGATGATAACGGAGTGTACTTGCTATATAGAGGGATTTGAACAATGGGAATTATTAAAAGATTATTTTGCAAACACAAAAAGAAAATCCATGCCGGAACGTATCTGGAAGATATCGGAAACGGGATAAAAGAAACAAGGCACATATGGAAGTGTGAAAAATGCGGTAAGAAGTTTTATTAACGAGAGGTGGTACCAATGTATGACAAAACCATAACTGTATTCAACAAATATGTGAATCAAAAGGATGAAATATTTTGGTATCCTACCATAATCAAAGGCGTTCAACTCATTGTTGATAAATCTGCAAACATCGAAAAGACAGGACTTGATACGGCTGACACGGCAACGCTCCATGTTCTTTATCGCATAGCATCCGATGAAAAAGTAGTAGCTGGCAAAAAGTATCTTGAGCCTAAAAAATGGGCGAAACAAATCAACGATACGCTTGGACATACCGTCACATTTGCAAGCGGTGACTTTTTCATTGAGGGCGAACATGATGAAAAGATGATAGCAGACGAAGACTATCAGAGCCGGAGAGACGGTGGCTTTTATGATTATATGAACAAAAATCACGACAATGTATTCTTAATCACCAATGTCGGAACATACACACTTATCCCACATTTTGAGATAGGGGGAAAGTAAATGGCACGTAGCAGAATGTTCCATTTTCCGAACATCTCGATAGTTGAAGCTGACATCAAAGTGAATGTGAATCTTGACCGATTCGAAAAACAATTCCAAGATGCTCAACTCTGGTTAGATGAACAGGTATGGACAGGCACAAAAAAGTATATTCCACAAAGAGACGGGATGTTGATTGATACTACTAGTATGCAGAATGAATCCTTGAAAGGTAGTGGAAAGGTTTATGCCGGATATGGTCCTTACGCAAGATTTTTGTACATGGGAAAAGTCATGGTAGACCCGGAAACAGGTTCACCGTGGGCGAGACCAAAAGCAAAAAAGATCGTGACAGACCGTGATATCCAGTTTTCGAAAGTGCCAAATCCTTTTGCAACAGACCATTGGTTTGATGCTGCTAAAGATGAATTTGGGGATACATGGATAAAAGGAGTGAAGAAACGTGCAGGCGGTGGATAGTAAAAAAACAGTGAAATACGATGTTGACGGATACGACATTGTAACAAATGCGCTTAAGGATTTGCTGAATGAGTATCCGGGATTGGAAACCGGAGAAGTGTTTAAGTTTTCCACACTCAAAGAAGACGATGGAATGGCGTTCTACCCGGTATCTGGTGCGGTGATAGCACAGGAGAAAAAATCGGTAACAGGCAAGGTGAATCAGCTTTGTAACTACCCGTTTTATATCGTGTACAGGACATCCCGTGATTCTCCAAATACAAAAGCGGATATCAAGGAATTTCTTGATAATGTAGGTAAATGGTTGGAACGACAGAGTGTCGTGATTGATGGCGAAAAACAAAAGCTTTCATCTTACCCAACACTTACAGAGGAACGAAAAATAGAAGAGATTACAAGAATCACACCATCATACCTTGACAAAACTTACGAAAACAATGTGCAAGACTGGGTGATTAGTATGTCTCTTAAATACAGAAATGTATTCATAAGAACTAATTAACCGGACATCAATTGGAGATGTTCGCTGACCGTAAAAAGTTAACGGTAGAAAGGATTTTAATATGGGAAATCTTAGTAGAGAAGCACTCGCACATTATCTGGACTATAGTTTCAAACAGACAGCAGCAAGTGCTACGTGGGAAATCCTTGGTGATGACATCGACGATATGTCGGTTGATCTGAACCCGGATACAGAGACGAAGAAGAACATTCTTGGTCAGACAAAAACGACAGACAATGGATATGAACCGTCTATGGATGCAGATACATACTATGCAAACCCGGACAAAAAGCTGTATCCGAAGATTAGGGATATTGCAATGAAACGATTAAAAGGAGCGGACTGTAAAACACTTATGCTGGAAGTCCTTGTGGAAGATACAAGTGCGGAAAACCATCTTGCATATGTTGAAGAGGTTATGGTAAAACCTCAGTCTTATGGTGGAGATACATCTGGCGTAAATATTCCGTTTAAAGTATCTTCTGACGGTAAGAGAACAGAGGGATATGTAAGTGCTACTTCGCTTGCTTCTGGCAATCCAGAATTTACAGCCGGAACAATCCCACATAGTCTTTCTACAGGAAAAGAAGTACTGTAACGCTTTATTAACAGGAGGAATAATATGAGCAACAAGTTACCAAAAAAAAGAAATGATAGCGAACTGGTTATTAAGATAAATGATGGCCGAGTCAAAATTCCGATCAAAAACCAGTTTGGTGAAATTCTTGGAAGTATAGTGTTCGCACCGACTGACACTAACATTGTTGACAGATACGAAGAAGTCGTTCGATTTTGGAAAAATTACAAGATGCCGGAAGATGACAGCATTGAAGCTGCCAGAAAAGCAGAAAAAGAAATTTCAGAGAAAATGTCTTATCTGATTAATGGAGATGCAGAAAAAGCGTTTTTCCAGGTTCTCGGACCGTTTTCGCCAATGGATGATGGAAGAATTTTCCTCGAAATTGTAATTGACAGTGTTGCAAAAGTCATTGAAACAAAACTGAACACCAACGTAACAAAGGTACAGCGCCGTGTAAATAAGTATGTGGCCAAGTACCACAACTAATGGATGTCTGGAAACTCCCCAAATCTGTTAAAGTAAACGGCAAAGAATATCGAATACGCTCAGATTACAGAGCCGTGTTAGATATTCTTTGTGCTATTAATGATCCCGATATAGTAGCCGGAATGTCAGAGGAAGAAAAAAACTTGGAGATATACACAACGATTCTGGCTATATTCTACGAAGACTTTGATAATCTTCCAACGGAAGACTGGGAAGAAGCTTTAAAGGCGGCGAAAGAGTTTATCGACTGCGGATTTAAGGGAGATAAGAAAAAACCGCAACTTATGGATTGGAAAAAAGATGCAAAGATTCTGATTCCGGCCATTAATAAAGTGGCACATGAGGATATTCGTGATAAAGAGTACTTGCATTGGTGGACGTTTATGGGACTTTTTATGGAGATTGGAGAGTCTCTGTTCAGCACAATAACTAACATTCGGGAAAAAGTCTCGAAAGGAAAGAAATTGGATAGTTGGGAAAAAGAATTCTATTCTAGCAACAAAGAACTTGTTGACCTTAAAGCGACACCAGAGCGAAGCGAAGAAGAAAAAGAAGAATTAAGAAGAGTATTCGGACTCGTAAATAATTGACCGGGTATCATGTGGAGATACCCGCTGACCGCAAACTTTTAGCGGTAGAAAGGACAATACATGACAGAAGATGGAAGTATTGTTATTAACACAAAAATCAGAACTGATGGTATAAAGGCGGGTGCACAAGAAATTGAAGCCGGATTGCGAAGAGCAGCAAACAGGGTGGATAATTTAGGGACGTCTGCAAAAAACGCCATCAACAAGCAGATAGATGCTTTTGCAAAACTGAATAACGAATACATCGCACAAGAGCAAAAGGTAGAATCGTTACGCCAAAAGGTAGAATCCTATGCAAATCAGCGCATCCCAACCGCAGAATACAAGAAAATACAGGACGAGATAGAAACGACTACGGCAAAAATGAATCAACTCATAAAGGCTCAAGAGTGGTTTGTTTCTAATGGTGGAGATATCAATTCTAATATATATAGAGATCAGCAACGTACTGTGGATGAGTGGTCAAATTCGATCGAAAACGCTAAAAATAAATTGGCTGATTTAGAAAAAAGTGGCAAAGCGTTTAAAGAAATTAAGAGTGCAGAAGCTCCGCAAGCCGAAGTTGAAAAACTTGCTGTTGCGGAAAGAAGACTTGCTGATATGCAGAACCGATTAAACACATCGTATTCTGGCATTAAAAGCAAACTGGCAAGTTATGGTACTGGTTTGGTTTCCTTGAAAGAAAAACTTTTTGGAGTAAACAGTGCTAATAGCAAAACTGCAAATTCCAATTCAAAACTGAGTAGGTCATTTAAAGACGCTGGCAAATCAGCCGGATCAGCAAGAATGAGCATTGGAAGAATGCTTACGATGTCTGTATTGTTTAGCAGTGTTTTTCGAATTCTTAGTGCTCTTACACAAGGAATAATAGGCGGATTCAATAATCTTGCTCAATACTCCAAAACAACAAACGCAAATATATCTACTTTGTGGGGGAGCCTTATAAGATTGCAAAATGCATTTGCTACAGCTTTCAGTCCGATTCTGACAGTTATCACACCGATACTGTCACGATTCATTGACCTTATCAGCACAGCCATAACCTATGTAGGAATGTTTTTCGGTTACCTTGCCGGGAATAAAACATACACAAAGGCACTGGCAGTACAAAAAGATTATTCTGCCAGTCTGGATAAGACCGCCAAGTCTACGAAAAAAGCCACAAAAGCAGCGAAAGACTACCTGTCACCTCTTGATGAAATTAATCGGTACACAACAAATAAGGATACCGACACAGCACCGTCTGGATCCGATGTAAACGGAACACCGATCAGCAAAATGTTTGAAGAAGTTCCAATAGATGCACCGCCGATTTTTGAAAAAATCAAGGATGTACTGGGGCAGATATTCCAACCATTTAAAGAAGCGTGGGAACGTGAGGGAAAGAACACAATTGATGCTGCTAAGTATGCATTATCGGAGCTTGGAGCACTGGCAAAGAGTGTCGGCAGTAGTATGTTGGAAGTCTGGACGAATGGTACAGGTACACAGATACTGTCTACTATGTTACAGATCACACAGGGACTGCTTACAACGGTCGGAAATATCGCAAGGCAATTAGATATAGCTTGGAATAAAAACGCCGTAGGAACGGCCATTATACAGGCTATAGCAGATGCTTTCCAAAAGGTACTTGATATTATCAATCGTCTTGTGTGGGATACGGCTCAGTGGGCGGGATCATTGAACTTTTACCCGTTACTTAATTCGATTAAGAATCTGTTTGAATCTATGTCACCGCTGATAGAAGCTATTGGAAGTTTCTTAGAAAGATTGTATACAAACATTATATTACCGATGCTTACATGGCTGATAGAGAGCTGTCTTCCGGCACTTATTAATGTACTTGCTGGCTTGTTTAATTTCCTCGGTGAACATCAGTGGATTGTTGATGCCATTGGGACAGCATTAGTTACAGCGTTTGCTACATCAAAGATAGTTCCTTTAATTGCAACTATATCAAGCGCAGTTCTTGGATTTGCTGGACACATAGGAACACTAATCGATATTCTAAAAGGCGGTGGTGGATTAATTGGCGTTATCGGTCAAGTAGTTTCTAAGTTTGGCATTGTTCCTATTGCAATAGCAACAGCAATAGCAGCAATCATATTAATAGCTACTCACTGGGATCAACTTAAAGCTGTAATGTCAAAGCTTATAGACTGGATAAAAGGGGTATTTGCCGTTGATTGGAATGCTCAACTCGGAGTATTGGGCGAGGGAATAGAAGTTTTATTAAGTACCGTAAAAAGTGTTTTTGACAGTATAAAGCAGATATGTTCTGGATTCATCTCATTCTTTAAATTAGTTTTTACAGGCCAATTCAAGGCTGCCGGAAAAGAATTATTGAACATTCTTCGAGCCGAAGCAAATATGATCTATTCGATATTCAAAACCCCGGTCAATGAGGTTATTGCTTTGTTTAACGCGATGGGACAGGTGATTGTCAAAGCAATTAATAATCTGATTGATGGATTGAATCATATTAAGGTGCCGGATTGGGTTCCAGGTATCGGTGGTAAAGGAATCAATCTTTCCCATGCGAACTTCACAAGGGTTCCTTACCTTGCACAAGGGGCGGTTATTCCGGCCGGAAATCCGTTTTTAGCGGTGCTTGGTGACCAGACAAAGGGAAACAACTTGGAGATGCCGGAAAATCTGTTAAGAAAAATCGTAAGCGAAGAAAGTGGCAAAGGTACAGGAATGATAAAACTTGTGGTAAATCTGGACAGCAGAACGGTACTTGAACAGCTTATTAACACAGCAAAAGAAATGCAGATGTCCAATGGACAGAATGTATTCGAACTCGGGAGGTAGGTAAATGGCACAGCAAGTGATTAAGATTAATGGTCGGACTATTCATCAGCCAGACACATTCAAATTCAGTTTTGCCACTACCTCTACAGAGGGAACAGAGCGATTAATGAGTGGCGTTATGTGCAATGAACCGATGTTCACGGTAGAATCTTACGCTTATGAGGGAAGTGACATAAGCATATCGGAAATGGCAAGCCTTTTGCAGATGATTGTAAATCAAAGGCAGGTGCAGCTATATTATTTTTCCGTGTATTACGGAAGATGGAGAGAAGCACCGTTTTATGTCACACAAGGAAGTGTAGATATCGGGACATTAAAAGAGGGAGAAGAAAAGTACAAATCCCTTAGTTTTAACATAATCGGGGTGAATCCACTATGATACACATTAGCAATGCATATAAGAAAGCTATATACGGACGTAGTGACTGGTATCCATCTGCAAGGGTTACTTTCTTGGATGGAACAGTGCTAAATCTTGGCCGATCCGAATTTTTAATATCCGGCAACAACATTGTTGATGGAGCTGGTACACAAAGTTTGCCACTCGGCAATGTTGTTTCCAGAAAAATTACAGTAAAGCTGTATAACGCAGATGACAGATATAGAGTTCATAGCTTTCTTGGTGCCAAGATAACATTGTACAAGTCAATTAGCACGGATATAGGTGATCTGACTATAAAAAGTGGCACTTATACCGTAATTGACCCGGAAAGCTATGGAGATACCGTAAGTTTTTCGGCTTATGACGATGCATACAAACTTGACAGAGATTATACCACACATTTAACGTATCCACTCAGCCTAAAGGATATTCTGAAAGATTCTTGCAGAACGTGCGGTGTGCAGATGGATGTTACTTCGTTTTCTGATGATAACATCATGGTAAAGGAAAAACCTACAAATACCACTCACAGACAGGTGATCGGATGGATTGCAATGATTGCCGGCGGTAATGCGTGGATGAAGGCAGATAACCATTTACAGATTTCACAGTATGATATGTCTCTTTTTGATAATATTGCGGACATTGACGGTGGATGGTTTGACGATCCGAGACAGAATTATGACGGTGGTCAGTTCGAAACAGACATGATATCAGAAAAGTATTCAACTTATGCGGATATGTCTGGCGGTACATTCTCAGAAGACATTAGCGAGTATTATTACGACGACTTGGATTGGAGTTCCGAAAAATATTCAAGCGGTTCGAATGTTGACGGTGGATGGTTTGATGATGGGTTGGAACTTCTTACAGATGATTCTTATGGAATTATGTACAGGTCCGTTGAAAGGAAACAAAAAAACGCATATCAGCTGATCGGAAAAAAAGATAATTTGTTCTTTCTTAAAAATGGAAATGTGCTTGGAGTACATTCCGTGGATGTGGAAGAAGCCAGCGGATACATTCTGACAGATGCTACAAATGTGTATACAAGTGGTGACATCATAGACGATGGTAGCTTCAAGTTAGTTGATAATTTCCATTTCTTAACTCAGTGGAAGACAGGGCTGACAACAGGAGTAGAACCTATAGTTATAACAGGTATTCAAACTACAGAGAATGAAAAAACGTACACATATGGTTCTGAGGGATACATATTGAGTATAGAGAATTCACTAATCAAAGATAAGAGCTTACTGGTTAATACAGTCGGAGCAAAACTTACGGGCGTATCATTTATGAATTTTTCCGGCGAACATCTTTCTTATCCTCTTGCAGACTTTATGGATCTTGCCTATGTTATCGACAGGAACGGAAAAGTAAACAAAACCATCTTGACTGATATTACTTTTAATTTTCTCGGGTTTACTTCATTGAAATGTTCGGCCGAAAATGCAATCAGAAATAGCAGTAAGTACGTGACTTCTGAAACGAAAGCAGTACAAAAGGCTTCTGCAATGGCCGATAAAAAAATCAGCAAATACGATGAAGCTGTTCAATCCCTTACGGCATTAATGACACAAGGGATGGGATTTTTCAAGACGGAAAAGATACAGGATGATAAATCCATTGTATTTTATCTCCACAACAAAGAACGGCTGGAAGATTCGAACATTATCTGGAAAATGGTCGGGGATGCTTTTGCGGTATCTACAGACGGTGGAAAAACGTGGAATGCCGGACTTGATTCTAACGGAAACGCAGTAGTTAATGTACTTTCTGCCGTAGGTATTAACTGCGATTGGATACATTCTGGAACATTGACACTTGGTGGCTATAACAACCAAAATGGTGTACTTTCGATGCAAGATTCAGACGGAAATGAAATAGGGAGATGGAATAATCAAGGTGTGTATGCAAAAGGACATTATGTATCCGAAGATTCTATAGGTAGAAAAATAGATTTGCATAATGCAAAAATTGATCTTTACTCATCTGGAGGAAAATATACAGGTTACATTTCTGGAGAATTAGATGGTATAGAAGCGAGAGCTACGTCTACGGATTACCTAAACATCGGAAAAGGTTATTCCGAATTTAATGTTTCAAAAAGATTACAACTTTTAAGTAAAAATCAAATTGCCATTTCTGCAAAGGAGATTGTGATTAATGGAAATAAAGCAAAAACAGGAACTGCCGTGTTTAGCGATGGAAGTTACTTAAAATTTGTGAATGGCAATTTAGTCGGTGGAAGAACTGCAAGTGGCACAACATTTTAAGGAGACAGGCATATGACAAAAACAGAAAGTGCGGTTCAATGGGCTATTAATATCGCAAACGATAACAGACATGGATACAGCCAAGCGAACCGTTGGGGGAATCCAGATTATGATTGCTCATCACTCGTAATATCTGCATGGCAACAAGCCGGAGTTCCAGTAAAATCAAATGGAGCTACTTATACGGGGAATATGTACAATGTTTTTCGTGCTTGCGGATTCACGGATGTAACGGCAAGCTGCAACAGAGCCACTGGTGCAGGAATGCAAAGAGGGGATGTACTGCTAAATGTTAGATATCACACTGCAATGTACATCGGTGGTGGCCAGATGGTGCAAGCATCATCTACAAGAGGACATCCAGAAGCCGGGGATCAGACGGGAACAGAGATATGGGTGTGCAGATATTATAATTATTCGAGAGGATGGGATTACGTTTTACGGTATACAAAAGGCGGTTCTGCTGGCGGTGGAGGGACACCGACACAACCATCTGGTGTTTCTCTTGTAAGATGGATCCCTGGATAGAAAGGAGAAAATATGGCTATACAGATGCGTAGGGGACTACTTGCAGATTTTGACGCAAGTAAGATGCTCCCCGGTGAATTTGCGGTAACTATAGACGAAGTGGCCGAAAACCAAAAAGTATTTATCTGTTTTTCAGCCGGAACATTTAAGACGTTGGCTACAAGAGAAGATTTTGAGCAAGACTTGGCGAATATCCAACAGGCTATCGAAGACGCAAGAGAAGCGTCAAAGACAGCGAATGGAGCTATCGACAAGGCTAACCAAATCATAGCCGGAAAGGTCGGAATCGATGATACACAGTTGAGTGGATCTACAGTGTATTCTTCAGAAAAGACAGATCAGCTGTACGTTAAAAAAACAGAATACGACAAACTTGTTGAAAAAGTAAACTCTTTGGTAAGCGATTTGTCAAATGCTCTAGTAAGTAGGTGATAGTATGGACCAGATATACATTGAAGCGTTGAACGAAGCGAAAACATTGTCAGATAGTGATTACTTGCTCATAGAAACAAGCGCAGAAGATCTAAAGATTTCTATCGGGACTTTAAAACAACTACTTTCCGTTGCTACAGCGAATAAATTAACAAATCCGTTTGAACTAACTCTTTCCGGCGATGCTACAGGGACAACAACTATAGACGGCAGTGAATCTGTTGATATTGATGTGTCTCAAATCAAAGCAACTTCGCTGAAAAACGATATTAAAATCAATGGTACACCGTTTGATGGTCAGGACGGAATAGTAACTGACCAATGGGGGAAAGAAAGACAGATTACTATCGGTGGATGCAGTAGGAGCGTAAATGGCGAATCTGATATTGAATTTCCGGCAAACGAAGTCTTTTCAGGATCTGGACAGCCTTACGTCCCGACCGCTGGTGGAGCTATGACAGGAGATTTAAAAAGGAACATTAATGATGCTGATTATACTGTTTACAGTGCTACTACAGAAACGACAGAATCTGGAACGTCTGTAAATATTAAATTTGGAGATGTTAATGCAAATCCAGTCATGCTCGGATTAAGCCAGCCAATTTGGAACAATGGCGTAAATGTAAAAAAACTGCTTACAGAGGACGATATTTACGAGTTAGAAAGACGTATTAGTGAATTAGAAAGTATGGCTACACAAACATTATCTATTAAGGAGGAAGATATAAATGGCTGATGAAAAAGCGCAGAAAATCTATGGAAAATATATAAAAGAACTTCCACAAGTTACAGAAGTAAATGATACAGATGATATCATCGTTGAAGATTCTACACCGATTACAAATCGAGCAAAACTTGGTGTTATTTTCGATACGATTAAAAGCAGAATTGCATCTACGTGGAAGTTTTCAGAATTAGGGAACAAAACAATTCTGACGTATATTACGGAATTAAAAGCAAAAGCCCCAGTATTTGGCACAACGTCTCTTATCGAAACACCTGCAAATACTTACAAAGATACTACTGTAAAATTCGGAAAAACTTTTTCAAAGGCTCCGACTGTACTTATATCTCTTTCCGGTGGATCGCAAAATACAAAATCGTTCGGAGTAGAGGTTTTAAGTACGACCACCAGTAGTTGCGTTATTCGTACTGTTAACGGACACAATTCAAGTGTGTCTATGTTTGTTAACTGGTGCGCATTAACCTAAAAATGTGGGGAACATTGCCAGTCGAAAAATATGAGATGATTTCCTTATCAAACAGGAAAGGAGAAAAAATATGGCAGCTATGAGCGAAGAAACCATGTGCGAAGTGATCAAAAGCTGTGCATACGGTTATACCGTAGACGAATTGGCAGAACACTACAGCATGGAAAAAACATATGCAGAAAAGTTTGTGAAAGATCATACATCAGAGATTACAGAAACGAAAGAACACTTAAAACAGGAGGGATATATTGAATAGGATAGTCGATGTTTCTGAACATAACAGGAACATCGACTGGGCGAAAGTAAAAGCATCCGGCATTGTAGGTGCTATCATCAGATGCGGATATGGACAAGATCAGACAGGACAGGATGATAAAAAATGGCTGAGGAATGTATCTGAATGTGAACGTCTTGGCATCCCTTACGGTGTATATCTGTATTCTTACGCAAAGACTACAGGTACAGTACAGGGAGAAATCAACCATGCATTAAGACTTCTGAAGGGACATTCTCCGGCATGGCCTGTATATTTCGACAGTGAACAGCCGGGAACACAGGGCGTTGCGAGAGCCAACGCAAAAGCATTTTGTGACGCAATGGTGGCACATGGCTATAAAGCCGGAATCTATGCATCTACATCTTGGTATAAGAACTATATCGGTCAGACATGGGGATATTCTCTGTGGATTGCATCTTACGGATCTAAATCCGCCGGAGTAGACGGAATTGATATGTGGCAGTACACATCGAAAGGCTCTATTCCTGGAATCCCTGGAAATGTAGATGTAAACTATGTCTATAAGGACTTGGGCGGTATGGTAACTCCAGTACAGAAACCGACTGTAGCACCGGCACCTAAACCGGTAGATGAATCTTGGAAAGGTGACAAGCGTTATTATCTTAACAATTCCCGTGTTGGAGAATGGCAGAAAGCCATGAACATAGGATTTGACACTAAAGTATTATCTGAGGATAACAAATTTGGTGTCGGCTCACAGGATTTTGCTAAAAAACACATCTTATGGTCGGGGCAGACGCACAACTGTATCACGGCTATCAGATGGCTTAGACGCACCCTCAGAGACGTATATGGCTTTACAAAGCTGTCTTACAATGAGGGATGGACAGGTTATCTGACAACATGTGTGAAGAAGTTTCAGAACAACAGGAAGCTTACACCGGACGGAAAAGTAGGACTTATCACGACCTACTGGCTCTTATCCGGCATCGTAAAATAATATAAGAGCAAATATTCTTTACATACAATACCAAAAATCCCACTACTGTTTTCTCACCAGTAGTGGGATTTTGAATTATTTATTAATTACATATTTTATATCTTTTGTTGACCAGAAATTCGGCGCAACATTAATTTCGAAGCTCTTAAAATCTGTAGGTACTTGATATACGATGATTCCATTCATTTTCTTTCCGGAAGCAACTGATCCGTCTAATTGCGTTTTTCCCTCTGCTTCTGGTGCTTGCTGTCCGAGAATGTCTTGATTCAACGAATAATCATCACAATAAGCTTCAAAGTTCGCTGCAGAACTAATATTGATATCTTTGGATGAATTGTTTTCAATGTTAAATTCCAGTATTAAAAACTCTTTTCCATCATCCGGTTTCACATATTCACTTCCGGCTGATTCTGTAGAACTTACTAATGTTACATTAACATCTTTAAGAGATACTGTTTCACCGACCTGAAATTCTTTTTTCTCATCCACTGTTCCCGATTGAGAACTTTTATCGTTTTGACCAGAAGAAGTGCTTACTTTTTTAGGTTCACTTTTGTCTCCTCCTGCCAACGATCCTATAGCTCCAATTACTACGAATACTCCGAACACTATAAGTATAGTTTTGAGACATCCACCTTTTTTCTTTTTCACTTTAATTCCTCCCTCATTATATAGTATGCTATGATTATATTCTATTAAGTATTTTCCTTTTCTTTTCTTCGAATTCTTGCTTATTAATTGCTCCACAGTCAAGAAGTTCTTTCAATGTTTTTAGCTGATTTAGATCATTTGCAACTTCTGCGGTAGATTCTGGTTTTTCACTTATCTTTTTGTTTAGAAAATCCATAAATTCTTTATATCTTTTTTTGTAATCTTTTCCTACAACCGAAAGAAGTAAAGAATTTGGATCATTTTTAACCGTCTTCTTCCATCCTTTGTCCATCCATTTTATTTGCTTGGCCTGTTCTCCCGGAATTATAAATTGTATATATCCAGGCCCCCACCAAACACTTGGTTCTTTGCATGTTATACCACTAATGTTTTGATAATAGAATTTTCTCCCTTGTTTTCGAGAATCTGTTACATACATAGGAATAATCTCTACATATTCATCACAAGCAACAAGTTTCCCGAAAAAGCTATCTAATTCCAAGACCTTTTTATTCTGCATATAAGTACCTCCGCATACATAGTATGCTATCTTCTTAATACCGCAATCACAACTCCAAACCTTACCCATTGTTCCATGTCTTCAAAACTATTCGGATCAACTTCTATGACATCACCGAAGCCGTTGATCGGGACTAACTTTGTCTTACTTCTCTGTACATACCGCCTTATATACGCACGTCCTGTTTCTTTGTGTATAACAATCACGGTATCACCGTTTCTTGGTACTCTTTTGGATATGCAAATGATATCACCCTTTACATATACAGGAAGCAAGTGGTTGCTCGTTATCTTTATACCACAATGTAACGTCTCACCGTACTTTTTTATGTATTCCGGGCAGTATATCCGTTCTTCGTGTGAGGAATCCAATATCATACCGTCAGCCATCTCACCAGTGGGGCATAGAACATCCAACATGTTTTCTGGATCCGTTTCCAGCACTTTCATAGAGAGTTCATAGTCCATCTTACCAAGAATATACGCACGTTGCCTGTCGGTCAATTGCCTGTACTTTCCCAATACCTCGTATTCCTTAGAAGAACACCCTAAGAGATCAGGGATAGGTTTGTGCGTTAGTTCCGACAACCTTAGTGCTAAGAAAACGTCAAGATTATTAGTCTTCCGTGAAATGATGTTTTTGTATGTGGACACAGACACACCCAGCATCTTAGAAAAGAGAACTTGCGTAAAATCAAGGCTTTTCCGCTCTTCTTCGATGTTATGTGCAAAGTTATTCAACATTTCCTCTTTTGTTAACATTATGTCACATCCTGTCGAAAAGGCTAATATCTTGGCTATTTTTCATTCTTTTTAATAAGAAAAATACGATATTTTAGCCAACATCTTGACTATAGTTTCGAGTTATAATCTATATAAATATTACATGTATAATTATAAAATAAAAATGGCACTTGTCAAGCCATTGATAGGAGGTAATCTAATGGGAAAGGACGAAATGAACAGCAAGAGCAGCAAAACATGGACTGATACTTACGAAAACGAAATCAAGCGGATGATAAAAGGCATTCGTGACCCTCGCCTAATGCGGTACATCTATCTTATAGTCAAAGATGCTATCAGTGAAAATATTGACAGATAACAAACATATGTTCTATAATGTGGGTAATCGCTACTGGAATGACGTGTCGGGATATTGGAGGGATTTATGTGGACGAAATTAAACGCAAAGAAGAACTTATTAAAATGATAGAAGAATGTGAGAATGAACAGTTTTTGACTTTCTTATATTCAATGATTATATCTTTCAAAAAAAAGTGGGGCATTTAATGCCCCTCTTTTTCGTACCAATAGGCTATTGTGTCACAAATAGTTTGTCGGTGCTCTTTATTTAACGTCATTAATTTTTTTACACTTTCAAGAATAACTTTGTCTGAAAGTAATTCTGGTATAAGCTCTGCATTGTCTTCTGACAAATTCGTTTCCCAACCCATTATATAAGCCGGTGATACATCAAGAATATTGCTGATAGTTTCGATTATATCAATTGGAATATTCGTCACTACGTTATTTTCGTATTTATATAATCGTTGTTTTCCTATCCCGGCTTTTTTCGCTAAATCAATTTGAGCCATTCCGATACGTTCTCTTACTTTTTTAATTCTATCTCCAACGGTCATTTCATTAGCCATTGACTTTTCCTCCTTTCCTATTGGTAACTCTATTGTAACACAAATAAGTTACAAGTCAAGCAAAAAATAACTTGACAGGTTACAATAATGGTGTATAATAAAAGTAACTTCAAAAGTTACGAAGTTGGAAAGGAGAAAATTATATGATAGACACAAATAAATTGCGTGGAGTTATCGTAGAGAACGGTAAAACTCAGTGTGATGTGGCTAAAATGCTTGGAATGACACCGAAAACGTTCTATACCAAGATGAAAAAAGGCGTCTTTGGAAGTGATGAAATCCAGATCATGATCGACAAACTGAATATTCATAATCCGATGGATATTTTTTTTGCCAAGAAAGTAACTTAACAAGTTACCATATCAACAACAATTAAATACAGGGAGGTGATAGCGTGGAATACAGTCCATTAGGCAATGGAAAGCCAATATCCCAGAAAGTGAGCGGTAATTGTGTAGAAACTACTTTCGAAAGAACGAACGGATTAAAGTCGGAATACGATATTTACGTAAACTGGATGAATCCGAATCAGTTAGCAGAAGTTTCATTTCAGTTGCCTTTCCGCGATTGGAAGATACTTGAAAACTCTGAGGTTTGGAAAAATCTGGATGAATTTCTGGCGGGAGTTCAAATCGAATATATTCCGAAGTACCACCGAGCCCCACCAATTGTAGCGGAAAAGGTTGTGTATAGAAGTCTGTTAGGTTCTTTAATCGCATTCGTTCGTGATAAATTGACTCGCCAATAGCACGCTCTTTTGAGCATGAGTAATGGACACCATCATACAAGTAAGAGATATTCACGATTGATATAGCGATTCTGGAATGATTGATGATTTCGAAGTGAACGATCAGTTCATTATCATCTTTCAGCTTGAAGCCGATAGGAATAAATTCTATCTTTCTCCGAGATTGAAACAAGTTCCATGCAGTACCGACAGCACCGAAAACTGCGATAGCAAAAGTTACATTTTCTCTTGTGAATAATTCTTGCATGAAATTAAAAATGGCGTGCATTATACAACCTCTTTTCTTTAGTATTTGAAAAATTATAACACAAAAAAGGGGTGATAACAAAGATGATAACTGCATCGGTTATTTGCGCGGTATACGGGATAACTGCATTGATTGTGGCGTTTATCGTAACAGAAATCGAAAAACCGTTCTGGTTGTTCTTGAGAGTGCCATATTTGACTTGCAGTTCACAGATGTCAATAAATCTGGCAATGGCATTACTTCTGTTTTACTACATTGGACAAGTCAATGCATAACATAAATTGAATACAGGGAGGTGACAACATGGAACAGGACAAACTTTTAAAAGTAGATAAAACCATTGAAGAATTGTGCGACTTTTTGCAGAAAGAAACAGCACGTGTTGCATCTATTTATGAAAGTCAGGAATTGGCCGAAATGACAAAAGCTCTGGCTGAGCTGATGTCTGCCAGAGCAAAGTTTAATTAGTTTTCCTTTTCACTAAGGTCAACTAATTTGTTGTAGATTTCCTGCATGAATTCGGCAACACGTTCTCCACCGTCTTTATTCGCGGAAACGTTGGAGTTTGAAAGTTTGGCTACAGTAATCTCAACTGTTTTATTGATTAAATCTTGATTTCTGGTCATAAAATACTCCTTTCTGAATTACTCGGCATGGCAGTGCCTGTATGAATAGTATAGGAGAATCCAGAAGAAAATACAACATGCAATGGAAGAGCAAAGAGTTGAAAGGCTATGGAGCTGAAATGTTAAGCACTGAATGTAACTGAGATGGAAAAGATAGGCAGAGATTAGAAAAGAAATGATATGGCTTTGTGACGCTTAGCACGGATAAGAAAAGTAGCAGATCAGCAGGAACAGACACGAAAAGATAAGAAATTGAAGAGAGAAGCTCTGAAACGGAAGCGCAGGGAACAGCCCAGTTGCGAAATGGAGAGGAGAAGAATAGAAAGGGAGAAGAACAGCACAGCGCAGCAATGACACCAAAACAAATTGAAAAGGAGAAAAACATATTATGAAAGAATTAAAAGTGAGAATAACGTTCACTGAGGAAGTATTAGGTTCTCAGTGTGCGGATAAGGAGATTCACCGGACTTATATTGCATCCAAAGCACCGGACGCACCGTCCCGTGAGGACGAAGTAGCAACACTGGGCGTAGATGCAGTGGAAGAGAAATCAATGACGATTTTCCACAAATACGAAGACGGAAAGCCGTTCGTATATGACTACCAGGTAAAAGGCATGTTCAAAGATTCATGCGGAATGCTCCGTAAGGTTAAAGGTAGTGAATCATCAAAAATCAAGGCGTACAAAAAGGAGATTGACGGTCTTATTTTTGTGAAAGAGCGTAAAATTCCTTTGATTTTTGACGGGGATATGGGAACGTGTCAGAGACCACTCCGGGCAAATACACCACAGGGAGAAAGAATATCCCTTGCATGTTCAGAGACCGTTCCGGTTGGCACAACAATGGAATTTACCGTTCAGTGCATGTTAGACAGTCATGTAAAACTCATAAAAGAATGGCTTGACTACGGAGAATTGCGAGGGTTTTCACAGTGGCGAAATTCCGGTAAAGGGCGATATGTTTGGGACGAACTGGACAAAAACGGGAACATCATTGGCGGTAATAACGTACATAAAAAGGTGAAAAAAACAGGTACGAAAGGCAGTAAAAAAGCCTAAAAATATTTATTTTTCAATGTATTCAAATTATTGGAAAAGTAAATGCGAAAATGGTAGTTGATTTTTGGTCAAATCGCAAGCCACTTAGCAAGCCACAACCCTTGAAAAATAAGGGAGAAACGGTAACTGGTCGCAAGCCAAACGTCACTCAGATAACAATCAATTGACAAGCCAAAATTAAAGAAATTTTCAAAAAATCGAAAATTTTGACAAGCCAGTTGACAAGCAAATGACAAGCTAAAACCCTTGAAAAATAAGGCAAAACCGCTTTTCAAGCAAAAACGGTTAGCAAGCCACACAACAATCCATTAACAATCAATTCGCAAGCCAGTTGACAACAATAGAAGAATATAAAGAAGAATAAGAATAAAAAGAATATAGATATATGTCAGACACAAGAGGTCTGACGATAAAAGGGACATAAAAAGTGCCCCGCTGGTACCGACATACCAGACAGGGCGGTGTACCGCTAAAGAGCACTTAGCGAATACAGGTTGATTATAACACATTCTCCTGTAATTCGCAAATCTGAAGAACAGGAGGAAAAGCACACATGACAATGGCAACAGAGATTATCCGCAAGCTGAAAAGAAAATTAATCTTTTGGCGTTGCTTATGGTTCGTCACATTCATTGCAATGCTGATACTTATGATCGGGTAGGAGGTAGAGAGGATGGAACGAGAACTTGAGAACAAGCTTAACCTGTACAGGTTGGCAGTAGTAATTTTGGTTAGTGCACTGGCGGTGATGATTGCCGGATGCGTATAAAAAAGAGTGCCGATGGAAAATCCAATCAAGCACTCAGAAAAACATTCAAAAAAATTATAACACATGAAAGGAGATTTGAACATGGGAGAAGAGAAAAAAGATAGCTTACAGAGCGTAATGGATGCGGTAGCAGACGTTGTTGAGGAATATGCCTACCAGAAAGCGCAACTGGATATGTTGAAAAGATATGTCTACAAAAACAGCTATGTTGAGCGAGACATGATTTTAAAGTTGATGGGGTGGGATGAAGATGGAGAGCATTAAAGGCTATGACCATTGGAAGACCATACCGCCGGAGCCGGAAGAAGAAAAACAGGAATACTGCACATGCTGTGGAAGACCTGTATACAGTGGTGACAGCTTATACACATTTGACGGACAGACGCTATGCGAAGAATGTGTGAAAGAGATCACAGGAGGTAAAGAAGATGGCAGAGATATGGATGATCTGCAAACCGGACTTGGAATACCGTATCGGGGTATATGCTTATGAAACAGATATGGACAAGGCTTATGTGCATAAGCTTGCCGACAAGGTGGCAGAAAAAAATAAGTGCAAAACAATCGTGAAAGAACTTTAGGAGGTAAACGAAATGCAAAAATTGGAATTAACCGTAAACCAGACGATGGGGGTTATCACCGGAAACTTTGAGGACATTAAGAAATCTCTTGAAACAGAGATGGCAGTGTATGAGACAAAGCAGTTTGCGGAAGAAGACAAGCAGAAAGCCAAAGGTGATTTGGCAGACCTCAGAAAGCTGAGAAAGGCAGTGAACGACCGCAAGGTTGAAGTGAAGAAAGAGTACATGAAGCCTTACGAAGTGTTTGAGGGCAAGGTGAAAGAGCTGATTGGAGTGATTGATAAACCTATCGCACTGATTGACGGACAGGTGAAAGAGTTTGAAGCGAAGCGTGTGGAAGAGAAAAAAGCAGAAATCCAGAACCTGTACAACGAACTGGTGGAAGAAGAACTGCATGATTACATGCCGTTGGAAAAAATCTACGGTGAGAAGTGGATAAATGCATCCACCACAATGAAATCTATCCGTGAAGAGATAAACTTAAAGGTTATGCAGACCAGACAGGATATTGCAACCATTAAGGCCATGAAGTCCGAAAAAGAGGAACAGGCGTTGAACCTGTACATGGAGAACAACAACCTTGCTCTTGCTATCCAGATGATTAACCGCTACGAACAGGAAAAAGCGGAAATCTTACGGAGAAAAGAGAAAGAGGAACAGGAAAGACGTGATCGTGAACTCGAAAGAGAACGTGAGAGGGTAAGAGAAGAAGAACGTGCCAGAATCCGTGAAGAGGGAAGACTTAAGGCAGAAGCAGAACAGAAAGCCATCGACCAGATCAAGGCGGTGGACGAAGTGAAAGCAGCGGAACTCACCACGGAAGATTCGAAGACAGTAGTATTTACGGTTAAGGCTACGGATGCCGAACTGGAAGAAATTGAGATGGCATTAACTTCTCTCGGTATCTACTTTGAAAGGAAAGATGTGTAAATGCTTACATTTAGGGATTTAGAAGCAAATGAAATTGATTGCAGAATAGCAACGGTGAAAAGCAACGGCGTTTCACTTCTCCTTTACAAAGATGCACGTGTAGATCAAAACATTCTGGATGAAACAGTCGGTGCATTTGGGTGGCAGAGGTCGCATGAGGTTATAGACGGGAATCTTTACTGTACAGTATCGATTTACGATAAGGAGCATGGAATTTGGGTATCCAAGCAAGATGTCGGCAAAGAATCCAATACGGAAAAAGAAAAAGGGCAAGCATCCGATTCTTTCAAGAGAGCGTGCTTTAACTGGGGAATCGGCAGGGAATTGTATACAGCGCCTTTTATTTGGGTTCCATCAGACAAATGCAAAATTACAGGGAATAAGTGTTATGACAAATTTTATGTTGAACAGATAATCATCGAAGACAAAACGATTGTGGCGTTGGCGATCAAGAACAAGGATACAAAAAAGAGGGTGTTTTGTATGGACAAGAGAGAAAGGGTTAATCAGAATCATATAAATTTGCTCAGAAAAATGTTCGAGGATCAAGGAATTGATGAAAAAAAACTTCTTACCGGATACAAGGTTCGAAAGATAGAAGAGCTTACACTGTTGCAGTACAAAGAGGTTGTTGATAATCAAAAAGCAATGAAAGAAAGGTTTGGCGTGTAAATGGACTATACAGGGACTTTTGATAGCTTAGCGGTGGATTTTGCAACCAACAAGCAAAAAGCCAGTCTAACGCTAAATGAAGACGCAAGACAGGCATTTGAGAACCTTAGAGGTAAGCAAATTGCAATAACAATTAAGGCATACAAGAAAAAAAGAAGTCTCGATGCAAACTCTTACTTTCATGTACTGGTTGGAAAGATTGCAGATGCGACCGGGAACAGCAAGGTGTACATAAAGAATAAGCTGATAGCGGAATACGGACAGTACGAAACCATTAACGGTGCATTAGTTCCACTCCCATTGGACGATGATATAGACGCATACAATGTGGAATTTGTTCATCTGCAACCTACATCGAGGACAACCACCAATCAGAAAGGGAAAGTATTCCGGGTGAATCTGGTAATGCGAGGTTCACATACTTACGATACCGATGAAATGTCAAAGCTGATTGACGGGACTGTGTACGAAGCGAAAGAACTTGGCATAGAGACTATGACACCGAACCAAATCAGCGAAATGAAAGAAAGATGGGGTGTGAAGATTGGCGAAAAGACTTAAAAGTGTATTCACTGACGATATGGAGCACTGCTACTTTACAGGAAGTCCAAACTGCCATAGACACCACATTTTCTATGGTCCGTACAGAAAAAAATCGGAAGAATACGGATTTGTGATTCCGTTAGCACCACATTTACACGAATTTACACCAGAAAGCGTACACGGGAACCCAAACAGTGGGTTGGACTTAAAACTTAAGCAGATGGCACAGAGATATTTTGAGGAACACTACGGGACAAGAGAAGAGTTCATACAGGTGTTCGGAAAGAACAGGTTGTAACTAAATAAATATAGATTCATGTGGCAAAAATGGAACTATTAACAGGTTCTAACGCATATCATCTCACCCATTCGATATGCACAGCACAAGATATTGTATCACGGCCGGAGAAGCCACACTCCGGCAGAAAGGAGAAAAGCGGTGGGAAAGAATAGAGAGACGGCAGAAAGCTATTTTGTTCGAATACCGGATGGACATAGAAACGCAATACAACGTCCGTACAACATGAATGTTGATAGAATCTTTCGAAGAATGATAGAGCATGCGAATAACAATGGTGACTGTATTGTGAATATTGGAGATGGTGTATTCAGACCGATTCCAGGTGATCCGGTAGATGAAAAAGCATTCCATGAATACATAGGGAAAGAATTACATAGAGCCAGAGCAATCCAGTATAAACGGCTCTGCATGAAGCAGACGTTTGAGAGTTGGAAAAAGATAGGTAGGGATTACAATGCATTACATTTTGATGGTGAAAGGCAAGCTGAATAACATGAATGATTATATCCGTGCACTGAATACCAATAGGTATAAAGGAGCGGATATGAAGAAAGATAATGAATCCCGTGTGATGCAAGCTATATATGAGCAATTCGGGAGATTGCGAATAACAAGAAAGGTACGGATGCACTACCGATGGTATGAGCCGGACAAGAGACGGGATCTGGATAATGTAAGCGCATTTGGGCGAAAGTGTATCCAAGATGCATTAGTAGATACCAAAGTCTTACAGGACGATGGATGGAAAAACATAGTGGGATTCACGGATGAATTCTATGTTGATAAGAAAAATCCGAGAATTGAGGTGGATATTGAAGAGGTGTGAGCGATTACATAAAACTTAGCAGAAAGATACTGGACTGGGACTGGTATACAGACGTAAATACATGCCATCTGTTCTTACACATGCTATTAAAAGCGAATTGGAAAGACGCAAGCTATCGTGGTGAAGAGATAAAAAAAGGATCATTTGTTGCATCGATAGACAAATTGGCAAAAGGAACAGGAATGAGCGAAAGCAAGGTAAAGACAGCATTAAAGCACCTGGAAAAGACGGGAGAAATCACATGCAAAAGTACCAACCGATATACCGTATATACGGTGAATAACTATGCAAGATACCAGAACGAACAGAAAAATGAAAAAAAAGATAAGCCGACCAGACAGGAAGAAAAGCCGGAAAGAGACAATGGATCTGTTGAAGCTGTCATAAAAGCCTGGAACGATTTGGAAAACTACGGGATAAAACCCGTAAAGAAGATAGAGAAGACTTCTAAGAGATACCAGAACTTGCAAGCGAGGTTAGAAAGCAACGGTTTGGAAAATGTCTTGCAAGCTGTGGATAACGTGAAGAAAAGCAAGTACTTACAAGGGAAAGTGAAAAACTGGAAGATAACATTCGACTGGTTTGTGTTACCGAACAACTTCACAAAAGTGTCTGAGGGACAATATGAAGACAGCGGACAGGAGAAAAAAGGATTCAATAATTTCGATGGACGGAACTATGACATGAATGATTTAGAAAGAAAGCTTATTACATAGGAGGAAGAATATGGCAAAACCGGATGGATGCACTTATCCAAACTGTTTTATCTGTCCTTTGGCAGACTGTAGTTGGGCGAGTGCTAAAGCTGAATTACCTGGAGAAACAAAGAAAAAGCGGAGAATAGTAAGACGTAGCAAAAAGAACGATGTTCGGAGGTGACTTTGTGACACGACAGGAACAGGCTATTGAGAATTTTAAACGGAAGTCACATTATGCGGATCCGTTTGAATACTTAAAGCAGAAGAAACAGGAGGAAAGTAAAAATGAGCAAAAGTAATGTATTGGAATTAGCAAAGAAATTAGTAGCAGCTATCGAGAAAGAAGACCAGAAAAACAAAGTGATGCTGAAAGATATTCCGATTGGTGGGAAGTTTGCTACAGGCATCGGAAGATTCATTGTACTGGAACAGAAAGAAGATTCCACTGTAGTTATTACAGAAGGCTTATATCGCGAAAATGTGAAATTTGATGATGATTGTACGGAATACAGGAAATCATTATTAAGAGAACTGTGCGAAGGCGAAATTCTCAATGAGTTTTCTGATGAATTCGGAGAAGAAAATATTTGTACAAATGAAGCCGGATTAGTAACAGTTGATGGACAGGAAGTATTTGGAAAACTCTTGACAAAAGTAAGACCTCTGACATTTGACGAAGCACGTGAATACAATGATCTGCTTGTAAACAAAGACCTCCCGGATTGGTACTGGACTTGCACATCTTGGAGTACGAAAGAAAGAGGATGGAAGTGTTCAGTAGCGGTTGTTTCTCCGTCCGGTTTCTTCAGCCGCAACAATTACTGCAGCAACAGTTACGGGGTGCGCCCATTTTGTATATTAAAATCTAATATCTTTGTATCCAAAGTTGAGGAGGAGTAAAACATGATGACGTTAAAAGAATTCGGAGAAAACCTTAAAAATCTTAATGAAGTTTTTGAACAGTTAAGAAAAAAATATCAGCCGGAAATCGGAAAGACAATTGAGGTTGCCGGTATTAAGTGGCTGGTGTTGGACAAGCTTGAAAAAGGATATTTTGCAATTTCGGAAGATTTTTACGGAGGAGACAGAGAGTTTGATGATAATTGCAACGATTGGAAATCCAGTGATTTGAGAAATGAGTTAAACACTGATCTCCGCAAAAAGATTGAAAGTGAATTAGGGGCAGATTCACTGGTCGAGTTTGAACGCAATTTACTTTCGTTAGATGGTCAGACGGAATATGGAACTTGCAGAGATTATGTTTCGCTTATTTCCGTGGATGAATACCGGAAGTATAGAGAGTTCCTGCCGAATAGGGGTAAATGGTGGTGGACACTTACACCAGACAGCACGGCTTGTAATAATGATGACACCTTTGTTCGGGTTGTTTCTCCGTCCGGTGTCATCAACAACGATCTCTGCAGCAGCAGTGGCGGGGTGCGCCCAGTTTGTATCTTTTCCTCTTCAATCTTTGAATCTTGTGAGGAAGATGATGATTAATGGCAGAGAATGATCTGAAAGTAATTCAAAAGGCGAAGGAACTGGCCACACATACATTGAAAGTGACTAGCAATGCCAACCGATATCCAAAAAAATATAGATTTTCACTTGTTGATAAAATGCAGAATAAGTCAATGGAAATCTATGAAATGCTCTTTGAAGCGAATAGAACGGATATCAAGAATTATAAAAGAGATCGACTTGAAATGCAGACGAAAGCAATTACGTATTGCGATGAACTACTTTTCTACATAGAGATGTCCTATGAGCTAAATATCATCAGTGAAAAAAGCGTGGAATATTGGTCAAAGTTGGTATCTGATGTAAAACATATGGCTATTGCATGGAGAACTAAAGACCGGCAAAGATAAATACACTTTAGGTTCGTTTCCGTTAAGCGGTTGTTTCTCCGTCCGGTAACATCAACAACAATAACTACAACAACAGTAACGGGGTGCGCCCATTCTGTATAACAGGGAGTCAGAGTAGGCATCAAGCCGAAATCGGGAAAGATACAAAAAGGAAACGGACCGTCCTCATAGAGGTAAATATAAAGGAGTACCAATGGATAGAGAAATTGTCACGGATTATGGGAATCTGTATTACGCTTATCGAAAAGCTAAGTCTGGCAAGAAATTTAATAGCAGCACTGCAAGATTTTCTAATGTCGCTTTAGACGGAATCAATATCCTAAAAGAGCAGTTAGAGAATCAGACATATACAGTTGCTCCGTATAACCGGTTCGAAATATATGAGCCGAAACAAAGAGTAATTGAATCATGTTCATTTAAAGATAAGGTAGTGCAACACATACTCTGTGACAACATTCTGCATCCAAAATTGAAGAATGTATTTATAAAATACAATTCTGCCGGACAAATAGGAAAAGGAACACTGTATGCATTAGATGGATTAAGGGACCACATGGAATCATTCTATCAGAGACATGGCGTAGACGGATGGATATTGAAATGCGATATAAGACATTTCTTTTACGAAATTGACCATGAAATACTGAAAGATATTGTAGATTATTTCTTCCCAGACCCGTACACAACATGGCTGAATCATACACTGATTGATAGTAGCAAGAATCCAGGTTTACCACTTGGCAATCAAGCCGGACAGGTATATGCACTGCTTATGGTCCATGCAGTAGATTGTATGGCAACCGGCGAGCTTGGAATTACTGAATATGGAAGATATATGGACGATTTCTACTTGATTCATCAAGATAAGGAATATTTGAAATGGTGTTTGGAATGCATCAAAGAAATGCTAAAAACACTTGGACTTGAATTGAACGGAAAGACACAGATCATACCGTTTAGAAAAGGAATGCGATATTTAGGGTTCCATCATTATATGACGGCCGATGGGAAATATATTCGGAAGCTGACAGGAGAGAATAAGCGGAAGAACAAAAAGAAATTCCGAAAATTGGTGAAAGACGTGAAAGCTTGGAAACTCACGGAAGAAAAATTCTATGAGAAATATAATTCATGGAAGAACCATGCATTGCATGGAAATTGTATTAAGTTGGTTCATAGTATGGATCTGTATATAGAGGAATTGATGAAAGAGGTGACATAGTGACACGACAGGAACAGGAAGATCAGGAACAGGAACAATATCTTGCAGAGTGGTCTAAAAAGCAGAAAGAGAAACGAGAAAAGAAGAAACGAAAGTTTCGACTTAGGAGGGATAGAAAGTGAAATATAAGGTTGGAGATAAGGTAAAAGTAAGAGAAAACTTACCTTTGTATATGAAAGCTCACTGTGTATCTACTTTTAGTCCAGAAACATTGAAGTATAACGGAATGATAGTTACGGTTAGTGAAGTGAAAAAAGATCAATACAAAATTGAAGAGGATAAAGGCTTTTACGATTGGTATGAAGATATGCTTGAACCAGTAGAAGAAATGAGTGCAGAAGAAGCTATTAGGCTGTATGCAAAAATGTGCAAAGACAGCAATTGCGATGTTTGTCCAGTCTATGAAAAAAGTGGAAAGTGTGGCTGTGAAGAATTTGCAATCAATCATCCAGAAAAGGTTATTGAAAGTCTCAAGCAGTGGAAAGCAGACCATGAGAAAAAGCCGATTGAGACAAAATGGGTATGGTATGTGAAAATCATTGAAGCTGATACGCATTTGCTGAAACATGAAGAGTTGTTGAAAACTGATTTCAGTATTCCAATGGATAAGAAAAAAGAAGAAATTCTCAAGAAATACTGTTCTGAACATGATGGAAAATATTATGTAACCGATGAACGTAGATGTGTAGTAAAGGAGTAACTATGAACACAGGAGAAAATGAGGTGAAGTGACATGAAAATCAGAGAGTTAGCCGAATATTGCAATTCAATAGAAATTGACTGTGACAAATGTGAGCACAAAGAACTGTGTGATGGACTGCAATACAAACTGGAAGATATTTCACCACTTGGCTTAATTGATCTTGTAGATGAAAATACAGAGTTGGATTAAAACAAACAGAAAGGAGTACGGAGCTCCGGCCGGGCAAAGATATATCGGCTCCTTTCGAGAAGCGAACTGTCCGTATCTTAAGGTCGGCGAGAGAGTACCGAACTTGATTATAGATGATACACAGGAACAATTAAGATTTGCGTAGGTGAAGAAATGAGAATAGCACTAATTGACGTAGACGGACACAATTTTCCGAATCTTCCGCTGATGAAACTGTCGGCATGGCATAAACAGAACGAAGATCAAGTTGAGTGGTACGATCCGCTGACTGCATGGCTGAATCCACCAGACAGGGTATATATGAGCAAGGTATTTACATTCACGGAAGATTATCCTCATCCAGTGTGTGCTGGAGAAATAATCAAAGGCGGTACGGGTTATGAATATCCGTCTGGTGGCAAGCCGCTGCCGGATGAAATCGAACATATCTATCCAGATTACAGCCTGTATCCAGAACTATGTAGAGATACCGCCTACGGGTTCTTGACAAGAGGATGTCCAAGAGGTTGTGATTTCTGCATTGTGAAAAAGAAAGAAGGGCAGAAGAGTCGGAAGGTAGCTGATTTGTCCGAGTTCTGGCGTGGTCAGAGGAATATCGTTCTACTGGATCCAAATATGTTCGCTTGCATGGAATGGAAAGAACTGAGCCAGCAGCTTATTGATAGCAAGGCTTGGATAGATTTCTCACAGGGATGCGACATAAGGATTATGACCGAAGAAAAGGCAGAATACATCAAACGAATGAAGATTAAGCAGATTCATTTTGCATGGGATAGATATCAGGACAAAGATATCATTGTTCCAAAATTCCAGATGTTTCAAAAACTAACTGGATGGGGCAGAGGGAAAATGACGGTATATGTCTTGTGTGGATTTGACACAACATTGGAGCAAGACCTTGATCGGATATATACGTTAAGAGATTTAGGATACGCACCATATGTGATGATATACGACAAATACAAATTAAAGAAACGTGATCAGCTGAAAAGAATGCAGAGATGGGTAAATTCCAGATTCGCATTCATGGCGTGTGAGCGGTTCGAAGATTATACAGGGTAGGTGAGAAAAATGTACATTGAATTAAAAAAGATAGACAAAAACACATTGAAAGTCGGTGATGTGGTTGGTGTTGCAAGAAAGGTCGGAGCTGGATATATATCAAGTTTTAGGCATGATCGCATCATTCCAGCAACAATTACCAGAATCACACCGAAGAGAACAAAAATTACGACAGATAAATTCGGCGACCATGACAGGCATGAAAAATTCTATGAATATAACTATAATGCCGAGAAAGAGAATGGGCTGGCAGAGGAATTTTGCCAGATAAGAGACGGAGTATATGACCTTTATGAGTTCAAAAGAAAAGGCTTAGACAGGATCAGTGATGAAGATTTGCCGGAAGTAGCGGAACACATGAAAGCAATTACAGAGATTTTGCAGAAGTACAAAGAGAAATAGAGTAGCAGCTAAAAATAGCAGCTATCGTACCTTGACAATTGAATATTGATGTAAAAGTCAGTATTCAATTGCCGGGAGAAAGGAAGAAAATTATGCATTACTGTATACATTTATTAACTAAACAATTACCTACAGAAAAGGAAATTGAAAAGATTATGGAACCATATAGTTGGGATTCGATAGACGATGAAGATACGGACGATGAGAAGAAAAAAATAGAATATCCGGTGTTTACGTGGGATTGGTATCAGATTGGTGGAAGATACAGTGCTTATCTCAAACTGAAAGTAGATGGAGAAGATTCAGAAAACAGAGAGCATTATAACTGGGGGTATTTGGAAAACAATCCAAGAAACGAAAGACTGTTCCATTCTGCACTGTTAAGCGAATTAAAAAGAAATGCAAAAGTACCATTTGCGTATACAGAAGAATCATATTTCCCGAATATGGGATACCGTGATGGATACATTCTTGTTGACGGAGCAAGACAGAAAGACATCTTGAATCTGGACGATCTCGGATGTTTTGGATGCGTTTTGCCAGACGGATCAGCGATTGCCCGAGAATCGTGGACTGGTAATGGATTTGTCGAAGATGATAAATTCGAAGAGAAATATAAGAAAGCGGTAGCTGATAACATGGATGGATTCCTTACTGTACTGGATATACATGATTGATGGAGGAGTGTTATGGGATTAACAATAAACAGCAAAAATCACAGCATTGACTTGAGCTATTCTGGATTCTACCGACTTCGTGTAAAAGTAGCGGAGTTAACTGCACCAGATATCTATGAACATTATAAAAAACTTAATGATTGGAGATATGTACTGGTTAGCAAAGGAGAGAACTTTTCCACAGAGTATGACAAGAAAATCGTGGAACTTGATGAAAAGTACGATGGAAAATATACACAGGTCCTTGAATTCTTATACACGAGCGACAGTCACGGAGAAGCTGATGCAGAACACTGCAAATCTGTATACGAAATTATAAAAGGATATGATGATGATATTATCTATGGATATCGTAGCGGTATAGAAGCTGTACTATTCAAAAATGTTAAACAGTTGATAAAAGATGGTGCGGATACAGGAACTGGGATTGAATGGTATTAAGAAAGGAGTAAATTGTGAAAACGGTATTTACTATTTGCGTGATTATTATGTTATGCGTCTATATAGCAGTGAAAGAAAGAGAGATAAAAGTAACAAAGGAAGAATCATATTGGGAAGGATTTCGAAAAGCACTAATAGAATACGGAAAACTTCCGACACGACCGATTATCTTGGACGATTCTACGGAAGATATTGATTATAAATGCTCGCACTGTGGAAAGGAATACATAGTGTCGAAAGATAATAAACCGAAATACTGTAGTGAATGCGGAAGATATATTGATTGGGATGAGGCGGTACATGGGATGCAGAATTTGGTGTGTAGTAGATAAGGAGAACACCTGTTGTTGTCTGAAATGTGAAGAATATGAACATTGTGATATGGTGTGCGATTCTCTGGACAGCTACGAATATATGGAAGAATGCCCGGATTATGTAAAGGAGAATGAAGATGAGTAGAATCGGAATCGGAGCAAATATTACACAGCCAGATGCAAAATGTATGAATTGCAAATATTGGAAGCAAGCAGGAAAAATAAGATTCGGTTACGGAATGAGTGGACAATGCTCAGCCGGATATTGCAAGAAAGATTTTCGGAAGAGAGGTAAGAAAATATGAGAATAATTAGTCAAGATGGATGTTATGATATGCCTTATGAACAAACGATGTTGACGAACATAGGAACTAAAATATACGCAGATAACTTAGCGGTTAAAGAATTACAGTTCGCTAAATATTCCACTGAAGCGAAAGCTGAAAAGGCTATGGAAATGTGTAGAAACAGGTATGCGTGGTGCAAAATGAGAAACAACGGAATGAACTCACTCACTATGGCTATGAGTTTTCGGAGAACAGATGAAATAGAACAACTTTTAGAAACGTTTGCGGAGAAAAACATTTTTCAATTCCCGGCAGATGAAGAGGTGGAATAAATGTACTGGGTAGACAGAAACACTGGCGAGATCGTATATGAAAGAGACAAAAATAAACCTCTATGGGCATATTATGAATACCTAAGAGGTTATTGGGACGGAGTTGTTATCGAGAATTACATAATAGGAGAGAACCCGTTCTTCCGGATAGATTTTGCATATTGTGTCGGCGATAAGTATGTAAATCTAAAAAGAGATTGCCATTTCAAAAATCACGGCGTGGATAGAAACGATGTTAGATTGTGCGCCATAATCGTTCCAGCTAAAGAATATGACGAAAAGATAAAAGAGCTGAGCGAGAAAGGAGAATAGCATGGATAATACATATGCAACAACGGGAAATAAAGAACAGGAAAAGATAAAGGTAGACAGCATTGACATTGTAGTGACTGGGACGAAAGAAAAACCATATTACGCTATTAAGTATAGAAAGATAGGCAATAACGAAGATTACATCGGGTATGGCTCTTACACTCTGGGATATGTGCTTGAGTGGAAAGAACAGTGTTTTGAATTGATAGAGCGGGAAAATAATGATTTTGGCAAATGGATTCCATGCAGCGAGAGATTACCAAAAGATAGACAGATTGTAGTAGCCGATATTGAATGCGGCATTGAGGACAGAATGTGCATATTCGCTTATTTTAAAATCGTTGATCACATGGAGCACTGGATAAATGCCAATACGGGCTTTCGCGTTTTAGCCAATGTTGTTCGGTGGACACCATTGCCGGAACCATACAGGGAGGAAGAGTGATTATGAGACTGATTGATGCGGACAAGCTTATAAGAAGAATGAGAATTGATATAGACCGTATGAAATACAAATACAATCTTGATGTTATAGAGGGAATGAGCCTAGCGATAGGATGCATAGTTGGAAGCCCGACAGCCTATGATCCAGATAGGGTTATCGAAAAGCTACAAGTACTATCCGATAAGGCAGATGATGATATAGCTGCCTGCGAAGCGGATACGTGCCAGTATTATGACGGATACGGAGATGGACTGGATAGAGCCATTGAAATTGTGAAACGAGGTGGAAGAGATGAAGAATAAAGAGAAGTATGCAAAAGAGATTATTGAGATTGCTTGCAAATATGGTGCTGTTAATGAACGAACAGGAGAATTAAAGGGTTGCAGTGAAATAATTTGTGAACATTGTTTGTTCAGAAAGAGGGGCAAAAGTAGATGCAAAGAAAAAATGAAAGAATGGCTTGAATCCGAATACATCGAAAAGCCGGTGATAAGCAAGAAAGATAGAGCGTTTTTGGAGTATCTTGGTAAAGAGCTCAAATATATTGTGAGAAGTAAAAGCAATAATTTGATGGCGTTCCAAAATAGTGCTGAAAAACGTGAAGATGGATGGGTGATTGGTTCCGGTGCGCTTAAATCATTGCAAAAATTCAACATCGACTTTCCAATGGTCAAATGGTCAGATGATTTACCGTGGCTTATCGAGGACTTGAAGAAGTTGGAGGTAGTTGACAGCTATGAGTAAAGAAAATGATATTAAAGGATGCGCTTAATGATGAATGCATTGGAAGAAAAAACAAAGGAGAAGACGGTAAAAAGAAAGAAAAACTACTATTTGGTCAAAAGCGATGTATTAGGATATGCGAAAAGGAAGGGATTGATTAATGGCCGGAGTAAGAGACAAATATCTGAGAGGGGCACATAAAGACATCTATTACATAAGCGAAGAAGATGAAAAAAAGATGTTGAACGAATGTCAGAGAATGCGTGGAAATGATCAGCTTGAATTACTGAAATGGTGCCAAAATGCGAATAATGACTTATCTGGTATATTGTTCTTCTCGCTTATAACAGGAATCGGATATGACTATATAAGCAAAAGATACTGGATACCGATTGCAAGAAAAGACTTCCAAGGCTATCGGAGGAAAGTCTTGGATGAAATGTACAGATGGATACTTTGGGGGGAACATGACGATGGAAAGATGGCAGAAAGGCTATTCGGAATAAAAAAACACAAACACGGGAATACTACCGAAAAGGAGTGATGCGGATGGTAAGAATCTATGTGAACGGTAAACAGGTGACAAAAGAAGAACTTTCGAATTATGAAATCCATAACAAGGCGGTAAAAAGGATTCTTTCAGAAAAGTTGACAAAAAATAAGTGATATTTTAGAATTGACCTTGATAGAATCTTGGTCAATTCTTTTTTAAATTGAAAGGAGAATTGACATGAAAAAATTAAATGTAGGTTATATGAGAGTGTCTACAGAAGCACAGACCGAAAAGTATGGTCTTGATGTCCAAGAAGACAAGATAAAGGAACTTGCCAAGAAAAGGGGCGTGAAGATAGCCAGATGGTATGTGGATGGGGGATATTCTGGGAGCAATATCCAAAGACCGAACATACAGAAACTTCTGGAAGATGCAGAAGCCGGAGAAATACAGGCAGTATACATCTATAAGCTTGATAGAATGAGCCGTGATGTTGTAGATACTCTTACGCTTGTGAGTAAGCTTTTACCAAAATACAATGTAGAGGTGGTATCAGCCACAGAGGATTTGCGGAACGAAACACCGATGGATCGTGTGATGTTGGGTGTTAATGCTGTGATGGGGCAGTATGAACGTGAGGTTATCTATATGCGTACAAGAGCCGGTATGGTGGAACGTGTAAAGCGTGGACTGTGGATGGGTGGCGGTACGATACCTTACGGATATAGGTACGACAGGAACGATGGGATATTACATATCATCCCGGAAGAAGCGGAAAAGGTAAAAGCTATCTTCCAGATGTTCCGGGACGGGTATTCGTGTGATAGGATTCAGAAAATTCTCGGGATGCATTCGGAGAAACTTGTATCGAACATTATTAGGCGTATAGCCTATGTAGGTAAAATACAATATAAAGGGAAAACATACCAAGGCTTGCATGAACCGATCATAGACGAAAAACTATTCTATGAAGTACAGGAAGAGATAAAAAAGAGATCCACAAATGCTTATGTAAGCAACAAGTATATGCTTACCGGGTTGTGCTACTGTGGAAAATGCGGTACTAAAATGCGGATGCAGAAGTGGGGAAAGTACACCAAGATAGTATGTTACTCGCAGTACAAGGAAAAAGAGCATATATCTAAGACAGGGAACCCTTGCAAAAATAAAAAGGTGAGGGCAGATGTGGTAGAAAAAGAAGTAGAGGACTGTTTTAAACGATTCATCGTTAATGTCGAAGAAAAAGAGAATGAATCTGAAAGCACTCGGAAGATGATAGAAAAAGAGATATCACTAAGCGAAGCAAAACTGAAACGCCTATACACATTGTATGCAAGCGGTAACTCCGGTACAGATACGCTTTTGGATGTTATCCAGACAGAAGAAAAAACACTGAAAAATCTACAGGAAGAACTAAAGGCAGAAGACATCCGGGAGAAAGCCGGACGGGGAGAGAAGATAGAGAAAATAAAAGAGATGTCCAACGTGTGGGATACATTGACGGATTCCGAGAAAAACAAGGTGCTAAAAGAGTGTGTTGAAAAGGTAGTTATCACAGGAGATGACATAGACATACATTTTAGCATATATTAATAGGTACATTCTCGTGTTCCAACCATCATCCCTATGATTATCGGAGAAATCAGAAGGTACATGAGAGATAATAATTCCATAAGAGTCAGCCGGTCACTCAGAGACACTGCATACAAGGCAATTTATGCTAAGGAAAACTATATGAAGAAGAATCAGAAAGAGCCTACAGTACAGGAAATCGCTGAGGAGATCGGAATATCCAAAGAAGATATTGTATTTGCACTGGATGCAATCCAGGTACCTATGAGCCTTCAGGAACCAGTGTACAATGATGGAGGAGATGCACTCTATGTAATGGATCAGTTAAGTGATCAGACGAATAAAGAAGAACAGTGGATAGAAGATTTATCATTGGAAGAAGCAATGAAACATCTGGGAGAGAGGGAACGGTATATTATAAAGCTTCGGTTTTTTCAGGGAAAAACACAGATGGAGGTTGCAGATGAAATACAGATATCACAGGCTCAGGTGAGCAGACTTGAAAAGAATGCGTTGAAAACAATGCGCCAGTACCTTATCTAA